TGCTGCTGAGGCTGATGTCGATCCAGATGCTATAAAGGTTGGGGTTGGTGTTCCTGCACCTTCCAATGTTGTTACTCTTGTACTAAACGAAGCGCTTGGTGCCGTAAATGATCCAGATATTCCAGCTGCGGTAAATGGAGATGCTACATTAGTTAGTTGTGAACCATCACCTACAAAATATGCTGCCGAAGCTGTACTAGCAAATATTATGTCTCCGGTTTCTAGTGAAGCGGATATTGTGGTTAAAGTATTACCATGACCAATTCTAAGTTGGTTTGATTCTCCTGCTATGCCTTGGCTCCCCGATCCTATTGTTATGTTTCCAGTGCCAGTGGTTTGGAGATTTCCTGCACTTCTTCCTATACCAATATTGTTTTGACCTGTACTAGTGCTACTTAATGCAGCGTCGCCAAATGCTATATTATATGTACCTGATGATATGTTTCGCATTGTACGAAATCCAAAGCCTATGTTACTATCTCCACTTGTAAGATACAATAGTGCTTCTTGGCCTATACCAATATTATAATTAGCATCACTCATTCTAGCTACAGGACTTGTTCCTCCTGCTCCTGCTAACCTACCTATAAAAACATTAAAGTCTGATGCATTTGTGCTTAATGCATATCCTGCTGCATAGCCAATACAAACATTATCATCTCCAGTTGTATTTGTATACCCCGCATTTTGTCCCAAAAATACATTTCTAGGCCCATTAATAGTATTATTAAACCCAGCCCCCGATCCTAATGATAAGTTAGTAGAATTTACTCTAAATGCGTTAAATTCCCCAAGTACAGTTAAAGACCCAGTTATTATAGCCGAACCTGTAAATGGAAATGGGGTGGATGATATACCAGATAATTGAGAACCATCACCTAAATATGTTCCAAATGATGCGGTTGAAGCTGCACTCGAAGATACATCAGCTATAAAGGTAGCTTTTGTTGAAGACATATCTAACCACGTATTACCTCCAGCTACAATTGTAAAGTCGACTGCTGCGGTTCTAGAAGATAACGCAACACCAGTTCCTGCTACTCCAGTAGTTGTTCCTAGCTCTAGTGTCGATCGTGTAGCTCCTCCATTAGTAATAAATATTAAGTCTGTTCCAGAGTTGGAGGAATTAAGGTTCCAACCCCAAGCTGTACCTCTGATTTTTATATTCTGGCCAGTTGATGCGGCAGCGGCAGTAATGTTTAAGGTTTCACTTGATCTGATAAACGTCTGTTCATTATTACTACCACCATTAGCAGATCCAACTGCTGACATTTCTAATATTGATTGAGCAGCGCCTTCACCACCAGTTAACACAATACCAGCTCCTTCTGTATAAACTGGACTTAAATTATCTTCAGTATCATATATGCGTAATCTCGTTCCATCATTACTGCCTGATATTACTATGGCAGCTTTTGGAGCATCTGGCAGTGACAGTAAAGGCAAAGATCCAGATAAGATTAATGATCCAGTTATAACTGCATCGCCGGTAAATGGAAATGGGGTGGATGATATACCAGATAATTGTGAACCATCGCCTAAATATGTTCCAAATGATGCGGTTGACGCGGCACTTGAACTAATGTTACCTGATGATGTTATGCTTCCGAGTACAGTTATAGGATGATTGGTGAATTGGAATCCAACATCACCATATCCAGCATCTGCGTTTATCAACAGTTTAGTATCATTTCCAGAAGACCCCTCCATATCACCAATCTCAACTGTCGATGCTCCTAAAGCCAATTCAGCTGTTGTCGATGTATTTGAAGAATACGCTATTTGAAACAAATCCGGATCCGTGAATGGCCTTGCATATATATTCATGAAGGTTGAATCATCAGCATTTTTACCAAAAATAAAATGCTCGTATCCATTCTTTCCAATTTGAAGCGTATTTGAGGTAGTGCCGGATGAAGCAGATAATATCAATGATCCGGTTATAGATGCATTTCCAAGATGACTACCATCCCATTCTGCAGTGATACCGGTTAATCCAGATCCATCTCCTTCAAAGCTTCCGCTAAACGATCCACTAACACCTAATGCGTTTCGAAGATCAACTCGTCCACCACTAACAATTAACTGTCTATTTGTAGCTAAATCAATATTAACTGAATCTTTAAACTGCGCTTCAGATTCTACCACAAATGCAGATGTACCTGTAGATATAACAACATCATCACCGTTACCAGCAATATTAAAGTTGCCACCACCAGTATTCAATATTCCAGATGCAGATACTGTCGTAAATGGTTGATCGATATTAGCTGCTAATATATAGCTAGCTGATTGGGCTGATGTAACATAACTTGCTGTTGCAACACTCATCGATGCGGTTTGTGAATTAGTTACAAATGATGACGTTGCGCTACTTGTAACAAATCCTAATTCTGTGATTTGTGCTGATCCTGAAACTGTGCCGGATGGAACCCCGCCACCACCTCCATTCATTGCATATGATGCTGTAACAGCATAACTTGCTGATATATTATATAATACATTTTCCTGGAGCTGGCCTGGTCTAATTTGTCTAGCCATTATGCCCATCTCCCATTAACAATAACAGTGTCTGTATTCAAAATATCATATCCCAATGTTCCTGTATTAAATACAATTGTTTGTGTTGTGTTTTCATCTGGTGTCCACGTATACGCTGCTTTGTCTATGTATTGACCATTTACATACACATCAAATTCATTTTTAACGGCAAATTGCAAAGTGGTTGGATTTTGTGCTGGCGTAGCTGTAATGCTGACTTCCGTTGCAGAAACATATGTAGCAGTTTGATCTGTTAAATTTGTTAGGTATAACATTGTAGTGCTATCAACAGATGTTTTACTTCCTCCGCCATTAACAATAACACTACCTCCGCCGGCAATCGTTTGTGATGCATTTAATAATTGTTGCGGTACAATTGTAGTATTAAATATATTAGTATTTACATCTACTACCATATCGAATACTAATTTTTTAACTGAGTACATTTTTTTTAAAGTTGCAATTTTAGTTTCATGTTCTGATAAAAGAGTTCCTAATACTGTTAACGGTATAGTTGCTCTAACTAAACGATCTTCGCCTGTTGTATTAACAGTTTCAAAACTAACATTGCCTATAGAAGTTTCATATCGATTTTGTTCATTACCCCAAGCAAATCTACCATATGGTAATATTTGATCTATTACATCATTCATTTGAGTTGTAAAATCACACCAAATCATCATTTCATATTCAACTGTAACATATTTTGGTATATCAATTACATATACTTTATCCGAATTAGTTGGTATATTTGTTGGAATTGGAAACAATTCATCTTCATACCTATTTCGTTTATTATATTTTGTTTTGTATATTATACGATTATCTGAAAGTGTACGATTAACATCTAATCCTTTTTTATTGTCTCGCTCTTGCATTGAACTACGTTTTATCATAATAAGCGGAGATTGAAGCATTCCTTTTTCATCTCTAATATATCCTAAACGACGAACATTATCCCATTTTTCTCCATTTGAAAATATAACAGGAATATTTATCAGGTTTTTATTAGCAGTAATTTGTGGTTCTATTTCATTTTCAATATACCATTTAATGGCATAATCAATATCATATACTGTTCGCTGCGCACTTCGTATTACATCATCGTCGCGTCTTGTTTGCTCGGCCCGATTTAATATTGGATCATCAAATATACCTTCTGTGCGTTTAGGACTAGGTTTATTTGTTTTGCGATCTATATTTTTTCTGTTATATCTAGGCACGGCTATCCTTTAAATGCTGGAGAAGCATTGTTGCCTCCAGTTCTTATATCTTTAATGCCTTGTGGTGTTTGACGAGTAACATGAGCGTCTACCATTACTGACACACTATATCCATGATCGTCGCCATTGGGCCATGTTTCTGGGTTTTTACCTACAAAATATTGATTTGCATCAACATTGTCTACTTCAAAATATTCATTGTCCCAAAGCAATATATCTCCAACTTCTGGATAAAAGTCTGCTCTAACTAATATATCTCTAGATATAGCAAATTTACCCGTTCTAGTATATGTGTGTCCATAATCGTCCATATTTGAATTTTTTTCGTCTTTGGTAATCACACATGGTATTAATATAGAGTCATAATACGATTTATTTTCTGATTCTCCGTATATATTTGAGTTTGATGGTCCAACTATTAATTTGTAAAATTCTATCTCAGTATCAATTATTGCGTTGATTAATTCTGAGTTAATTGCTGCTACAAATTTAGCATCTCGTTGTCCACCAAATAATGCCATGTTTTATCCTATATATATTTTTAATGGAACTTTGCTTAATATTTCCATTTGTTGAGTAGCTTCCGCCCCTTGCCTTGTGAGCATTTGTTCTTTTGTCAATTTTTCTAAAAATTCTCGAAGCTGAGTAATTAATGCTTCTTTTTCAGACTGACCTTGACTAACCAAATCTCCTCCGTTTAGTGTTACTTCTCCTCCCGGGATTGGTACATTTGAATATTTGCTACGAATATATCCCAATGTTTCTTTGACTTGAGCCGCTCCATATCTATATATCCAACTACGCCCCATATCATTAATATTGGTGTACTTTTGATATGAGTATGGTATATTAGATGCGTCTGTGACTACACCGTTTAAAAGTGCGCTATTCCCAAATAATACCCCATCATTCGTTTTGTCTTTTTCATACATAAATTCAAACCAAACTTTGTCATAAAATGGTGTAGATATAGTACCTTGTGTTCCTGGTACTGGATATAATTTGATATCATCTCCATGAATTTCAAATGAAAATGCGGATTTTCTAATTCGATCGTTCATTTCAATAGTTTGAATTCGGAATAAATCCATATGCAATGGCATCATCATGAAATTGACACTAGGAGAAAATCCTCCAAAATCAAATGCATCTAAAAGTTGTTGTGAACCTAATCCAGTTCCTACGAATGGATCAAAATATCTTACTATTGCTGGAGGCGTATTATGAAGAACTTTTCTAATTTCGATACCATTATTATTGGTAATGTCTACACCTAATGATGCAGATACAGCTTTTCTAATACTATATGTTTGTTGTCCGTCTTGTACGTCAATTGATGCAGTATGCCATTTTACATTACCTCCGGAGTCTGCTTCTGTTCCATATGTTTTTGATAGCTTAGTAATATAACCTAAATTACCTCCTACTAATGCTCCAGTAAATCCATCGCCAGTTAAAAAACTCGATCCAGTGTCTACGCCTAATGTGTTTATTAAATTGTTAACAATGTTATTTTGATTAACTTGATTGGAATATTCTATAACTGCAGTTTCAAATGCCGTATAAAAATTTATGTCTAATAGTTCAACATCCATGATTGGATATCCAACATGATTGGCAGCAAAGACAGCAAAACTATCTGCTTCACTTTGAAATGCATTATCATTATCAAAAAATCCAAATGGTGTTTTTCCAGGCGCAAATGACGAACTACCGGGCCAAATTGGTTTATTTTCTGAATAGTCCATATTTTCCTTTTATTATAAATATCAATACTTTTCATTTAGAAGGTTCAAAATCTCTTCTAAAGATTCATGTCGGTGGTTATCTGTTAAAATAATTTCATTAACATATTTCGATTCTTTAATTTTTGGTACCTCATGTATAGCAGAATCGTTGGTATATTTTAAATCAATTTGATACCGGTCTCCACATAATATCATAGTGCTATGTTTGCCTAACCGACTCACAACCATTTGTAGTTGTTGTTTAGTTAGGTTTTGAAATTCATCTACAATACATATTGAATGATCAAAAGTACGTCCTCTAAAATGGGCTAATGAAACTAATTCAATATTTTCTTCTTTTTCCATTTTTTCTAATAATTCTGGTTTATTGTAAACTTTTCTCATGTTACTTCGTATAGGAACAAGCCATTCGCTCATTTTTTCTTCCAAAGACCCAGGTAGGAATCCATTATCTTCAGTAGATACAGTAGGACGAGTAATAATAATTTTGTCAACTTCTCGTTTAAAATATTTGTCTAATGCTACTTGTACTGCTAACAATGTTTTACCTGAACCAGCTTTACCTAATATAAAGTTAAATGGTGTTTTTAATATTTTAGCTTTTGCTTGTTTTTGTTCTTCTGATAATGTTATAGAAAATTTAATACTGTTTTTTGGAGGGGTCTTGACCCGGTTTGGTGTCGACATATTATAACCTTTTTAGCTTAATTTAGTAAGTGTTGTTTGACGATATGACATATCTTTAAGTGTTTCAATTTTACCTAAACATAGTTGTCGAATTGCTTGAAATGTTTTATTTGCTGGGTACGGTGTTAAGATTTTAATTTTAACCAACTCTTTATTAGGTCCCAAGTCTTGTTCTATATGAACCATTAAAACTAAACGTATTGCTCTGATTCGATCTAACACGTCTACAAGTCGGCCGTCATACCGTATATCTGCAAACATTTCGTATTTGATTCTTGGAACTGCCATATTATTTCTTTTTTATATAAATATCAAAACAGTAAAAAAGGGGAGCCGAAGCCCCCCTTTTCCCATTCAATTGTTAATTCTTTAAATTAAAAAGTGTTTAACTGTTTAACTATTAAAGAGTCTCCAATCCTTTCACATATACTTTTCCGTAGAATTCTGGACGAACTACTTTCTTCGCGTAACGTGTCATGACACCTTTACGTGGAGTGAAGTTTACCGGATCATATACTAATGGAGTCATGATAAGAGGTACATATGGAGAGAAAACTGCTCCTGTTTCTAGGAATTGTGCTCCTCTGAAGCCCATAAGAATTACATTTTCTTTCATGTATGGATTTTTATAAACAGTGTATCTGTTATTGATTGCACCAATCTTTTGTACACCTGCGGCAAATTCCATTTTGTCACCATTTGTGTCTGCAGCAAATCCAGGAATAGATTCAAGGATAGTTGCAACTGCTGGAGATGTAACTAAGAAGTTAGCACCACCACGCAATGTCTTTTGGTGAATTTTATTTGAAACTTTCTGCAATTTCGTACCAAGAGTTTGGAACCATCCACCTTGCGTGTTATAGAACCCACCAGTAACAGCAGACGTTTGATCGAATGCCGATCCATTCCAGATCTCATTGTTAACAGCTGACCAATACTCAGTAGTTGGAGCAGATGAAATCAACATATCAAGAATCTCTAAATCGATCTCCATTGATACATACTCAGATAACATTGAAGTTAATTCTGCTTCTGCATCGATAGAGTGATAAGCGTTAAGGTCTTGAGCGAACTCAGGAGTCCATACAGCCTTTAACTTACGAGTCTTAGCAACGATTGGCTCACTTTGAAGTTCCAAGTTAACTTCTGGAATATCAATATCTGTACCTTCGTTAATACCACTTGTTCCACCAGCGTTACCTTTGAATGGATTTTTGTCTTCAAAATCACCTCTAGTTGTATCCGTTGGAGCCAAGCTATAGTTGATGTTAAATGTATTATTCGTGATCGCATCTTGAATTCCAGCTGCCAATGACATTGTTACTACCATTGATGCAGTAAAGTTAGCATCAATTGTTGAGAATGCTTGTACTGGAACAACTTCTGTAGATCCGGAAATCACTGTAAATGATCTAACAGCCAATGGATCAGCGTTAACTGGTACTGGTACTGTTAAATTAAAATACTGACCAGAATTGGCAGTGTAAAGTGAATCAAAGTTTAATGATGCACTAGTTGCAGATGCAGCTGCTGCTAAAGAACCTGTAGAGGCTCCTGCAGATACAGTTGCGGCAGTACCAGTTTGAGTTGGAATTGAATATCCAAATCTACCAGCACCATAAAGACCACCGGTTGGATCACCTGATGTATTAGTTACACCAAACATTGAATCGTCAGCTTCTGGAGTTCCAAATGGATGTCCATTGTCTCCAGGAACATCAGCATTGTCATCATCAAATCCAGGTACAGCTGTACCATATTTAAAGTCTAAGTAAAATACTAGACCTGATGGCAAGTTCATTGGTTGAACTGATACGAATTCTTTAGCTGCAAATTCAGCAAAGATTCTTCTTACTAATGGAAGAGCAACTCCTGCCCATTCCTCAGAACCTGCTGCGGTACCCGTAGCATTTGATTCTTTTACTAGTTGTCTTGCTTGATTTTCAAGCAGAGTAGCCATTCCGGCTTTTTCAGTCTCACTAGTAAGACCTTCTAATAGACCTGTTCTTTCCCATTTTGAAACGTGTGCTTTAACAGCATTTCTTTGAGAAGCGTCAGGACTTTGTAATAATGAATTTAAACTCATTTTTTGTTTTCCTTTTTTTAAAGTTTATTTAATTAAACCCGCTAGTTTCTTCCAACGGTTGGCTTGTTCAAAGCCTTCAGTTAATACTTGAGTTGTTGCTTTGCTTGGAGCAGTTGTTGCAACAGGTTTAGATGCTAATGATCTTGATTCTTTAACTACCTTTCTTTTACCTCTACTAGGCTTTTTGAAAGATTCTGCCAAAGTACTAAATACTAGTTTAGCTTCTCTTGTGTTTGCTGCTCTATCAAAGTTTTCAATAACTTTCATTTTTTGACCTTCGTTAAGATCAAAGTTTCTGAACAATTTGTTCGTGTAAAGAAGTTTTGCGTTTAGAAGATTAACTTCGTTGATTACCGATTTAAGATGACCAACCGTACGATATGCTTCGTCAAGTTCTTCTTTAACAACTTTAGATTCACTTTCGTTACATCCACATCCGCTTGTTTTGCCTTCTGCCATTGGTTTACCGCAATCTGGGCATTCTTTTTCTTTGTCTTCTTCGTCTTCTTCTTCTGCTAGAATTGCTTCAATAAGTTCGTCGATCGATTGATTGGTAGATTCTACAACTTGTCCTGGGTCAAGTCCATTGTCTTTTTCGGAATAATTTTCTGGTATCATATTATCATCATACTCTGCATAATCGCCTTCGCCATATATACCCTCTTCTTGGGAGTCAGCTTCTAGATCTTCTTCAAGCTCTCGAATAATTTCTTCAAGACCCAAATCTTCTTCCGCACCCATGGGTCCAACTTCTTCATCTTCGATGCCCATTTGCATTTCCGCGTCATCTTCCATATCAACATCCATTTCTGGTTCTACATCCATGTCATCCATTCCTGGTTTTGACATAATATCACCAGTAAAGTCAATTTCGCCGTCCATGTCAGTGTCAATTTCGATATCACCAACATCCATTGGTTCGCCGTCCATTTCTGGTTCCATTTCCATGCCGTCCATTTCTGGTTCCATTTCCATGTCACCTTCCATGTCATCCATTCCTGGTTCCAAAGCCATACCGCCTTCCAACTCTTCGTCTTCTAACTCACTCATCAATTCATTTTCTAGCATACTCTTCATTCTAGGGGCAAATGCCTCTTGAAGAGCAACTTTTGCATTCGCTAACGCAGTTTCTTTAACGGCTTTAGCATCCGCAATTGCTTCTTTTAGCAAATCTGATTTTGCCATTTGTTTTCTCCTTAAATTTGTTTTTTGGAAATAAGATTATTTTAAATCTTAATAGAATTATTTTATTTAATAGACACTATATAGGGATAGCGTATTTCCAATATAAATATACCGCTACTTAGAAAACAGTAAAAAAGTCCTAACATTTCTGCTAGGACTTGTAAAAAAACTTTAAATATTTAATCGTATTGATGTATATCTCGGATTTTCTGCATATATTTTGCATTAATTAATTGAGCTCTACGCTTTACACTAGGTTTTGAAAATGTTCTATTTTCTTTAACTGCGTCTAATACGCCTAGTTGTTTCATTTTTCGTTTAAATGATCTCAATGCAAATGATATGTCTCGATCTACAACTGCTATTGCCGTAGGTGCACCTGGTACGATGCTTTTGTGATGTTTTTGTTTTTTACTCATATAACTTGTTTTAAATTTTTCTTTTAGGTGGCATTCTTCTTGCAGGTGGTTTCTTTTTGCTTCTTGGTGCTTGAAATGCAAATTTAACTAGTTCTGGCATTTGTGAAAAATATCCTTGAATCTTTTGTGATTCGCTGCCTGGATCTTCTCCTAAACGAAAATAAAAGTATCCTGTTAATCCAGATCGAGAACGTTCGTGTTTGATAATAGTAAAGCCTTTTTTAGTAGTCCAACGTTGCAAATCTTTAGCAACTGCGGCAGCTTCTTGTGGATCTCGCAATCGATACATAACATGACCATTATAGTCTGTAATGTTGTTAGTTAATTGAGCTTCGTCTAATGATGGGTTATAACTGCCGTTCACTTCTAATTTTGCTGCGTCTTTGAAATCTTTCATATTTTGCGTTAAATCTGGAAGTATTGTATTTAATTCTTTTGCTTCTGCAGAAGAAATTTCATTCAACCCAAAAAAGTCTCGATACAATTTTTTAAACTTACTCATTATCATTCTTTTATATTATATAAATATATATTCAATTATCCAAATTAAAAGTATTTATTTAATCCTTCGCCAATATCATTTAGTGCAGCTTCCATTTTACGTTCATTAATAACAACTTCTGTTGCAGCTTTTTTTAGCTCATTAACTGCGGCTGTTACATAATTCAGTCTGCGCTTTTCCGCTACTTTCTCTAACATTTCATTTTGCGATTCACCAATCATACGTTCCGCAGTCTCAACCATTTTGCTAACACCGTTAACCATTTTTTCTAGATTTCTTTTAGTTACCATCGCATCAACTGTTTCTTCATATCTAGATATAGCTTCTGAAAATTCTTGTTTTTCTTCTTCTGTTAATGCAGCCGGTTGCTCACCGAATACCGTTTCTTTTTTCAAATGTTGCTCATACAATATATCTCGTATAGCGTTTAAATTTTTAGATTCAAATTTCATGTTATATCCTACATTTACCATCTTCACATAGTATTGATGTGATTATGTCGTTTACTTTTTTATATTTATTTGTTTTATTTTTTTCGACTGACTCTTTCATCATTCCCATGAATGCACCTTGCGTCGACGGGTTACTAACAAAATCCCAACAAATCAATTCAAAATCGTCTTGTACTTCTACAATGCCTTCATTTCTAAGTTCTTTTACGCTACCGAGGCCTCTACTAGAAATACCCAACGTAATACCTTCTTTAAACAATGACTTTAATATTTTTCCAGATGGTGTATCTAATACTTGAACTACGCCTTTTAAATCGTCGCCTTCCCACCATATTTTTAAAACATTGTGAGACACGTTGTTTAAATTGACAACACTTGACTCTGGATGATCTAATTCACCTAGAGCTCTGTTTTGATCTATATATTCTTTCTGATATCTCTGACATTCTCGCATTAATATATTTTTAGGATAGACTCTACCATTTTGGTTTTTTGCACCTGAACGTTGCAATATACCTTGAACTACAAATCCTCCTGGGATTCCATATTTAGCACCATTTGACTCATTGAGTGACCCAATTGGATTAAATTGCATGTATTCTACTAATAATGGTTTTGACATCTTACTCTCCTAATGATCTAACTCGCTCTGATATTTTAATTAATCGCTCTGATATTTTTCTTAAAGCATTATGTGTTCCGCTACTAAAGCCAGAATGTGATATTCCAGACTCAGTTTTTAATCTGCCAGTATATTTAACAGTCTCTTCAATTTCTTTTAGTTTTTTAGCTACTTCTCTAATAGACGCATTAACAGTTTTAGAAGGACTAGAATTTTTTTTGCCTAAAGCAAAATCTCGATATCCTTCTATAAGTTGTTCATATTTAGTATCCATGGCTTCCTGTACATAATCATATTCCGTATGAAGTTTTGTTTTAGGAGCATCAGTATATCCTGTGCTTTGGTTAAGGTTAGGATTTGTTTGTTTTCGTTTAGCAACAAAATTCTTCGTCATATATGCACCAGCTCCAGCTGATGTGGAAGCTTCGTCTACTTCTTTATCCATTGCTGCGTCTATTGCTTCTCCGCGTGCTTGTTCCCAACTAGACAATTCTCCATCATCATTTAAATCGGATTTTGCATCTACTGCTTCGTTTTTAGCACATCGTTGACATTCGTCTTTTATATGTGACGTTAATTTTCCAGAACATTTTTCACAAGTTTTATATTCCCAATCATCTCGATTTTTACCAGCGGCACTTTGCATAGCAGCTTTTGAAGTTTTACTCATGGCTTTTTTAATAGCATTATCTTTTACACCTCTATACTCGTCTGAATCAGATTCTTGGTTGCCATCACCGTCCCAATCTTTTTCAGTAAGAGCTTTAAAGCTTTCGTCTATTTGTTTCAAAAATGATTTCATTTGTGCACTCCATTTAATTCATCTATCAAGTCCATGTAACGCATTAAAGAAACTATATTAGATTCATTTAAATGTTTCATTGTTTCTACATTGCATAGCATTTCAGAAAGCCGTTGTACTTTAATTTTAGTTACCTTTTCGTTGATGCGATTTGCATGTTCCGATAATCTCTTTTTCAATGTTGGTATAACTTTGCTAACATATTGTTTTAGTGATTCTGAATCATTGACATTGGTAATATATTGATTCAACAATTGTTTTTGTGATTCAGATAATACCGAATACTTGTCATTGAATTTGTCTATCATTATTTTATATGTTAATAAACGATCGGTTTTTTCTTGTTTCGAAAATGTTTCTAACAATGTGTCTTGTTTAGGTTTCGAATTTGCTTTTGGCAATGTGTTTTCAACAATAACATTTTTACATTGCATCAAGCGTTTTGGGTTGTCTGTTTCTTTGTATTCAAACAACAAGTATATGGATGCCAATTCTTTGTAATTATTGATATGCATCTTAGCCAAGTCTTCAAAAACAAATTGTTCTGATATTTCTTTGACTAAATTATATTTCTGTCTTTTTAATACACTCTGATTTATTTTTGAATGTGTATGTTTGATAGTATTAATATAATCTAAAGCACGTGCTTCTGTTTTATGTTGTTCTTTCAATAATCCATTATACAATTGGAGCTCTTTGGCTAACTCAGTGTTTTTGCCAAAATACTTTTTAATAATGTCTATAGTTACTGATTTGTCTGACGTCATTGTTTCAGACGTTAACTTGCGAACTAGCATTTCAAATAAAATGCCGGTGTTCTTGTATTTTGAATGTTTTAGTTTTTTCATACTGAAGCCAGTAGTTTTCTTTTATTTATAAATATGTACGAATCTATAAAATATTGTTCTCATCTAACATTGTTCCTGAATCTTCGTCATTACTAGATGATTTAAGTGTCTCTGTTATGATTTTTGATCCTTTTTTCTTCTTAAAATAATTGATAACGCTTTTACTTTCAGACGTCATTGACATTTTTCTTTGTCGAACATCTGGTTGAAATGCAGTTTTTTGATTTTCTGGGTCAAATGCCTGTTTAATTGTTTTGTTACCAAGCGGATCCCATCCCATTTCATTTTGATGTTGTCCCGACTTGATTCCTTCATATGGTCGACCTCCTACGTCTTTATCTTCAACTTCATCAGAGCTCATATGCATTGATGCTAAGTCGTGTGGAGTGCCATAAGATGCTCCAGTTATTGTAGGATCATTTCCTTCTTGTTCAATTTGATTTTGTCGGAAACGAAGTTTCAAGTCTTCTATAACATTGGTTCTTTCTTGCAGCCATTGTTCTTCGGACATGTTGAATATGAATTCATATATGTATTTATCTGATACCAACTTGCTGTCTTTCATTGTGTTAGCAAGATTTATTTTTTCGTTCATCAATGCAACTTTTTGTTGATCATATATGATGGATGGTGATGTTAGTGACAAGTCAAAATTAACCAGATCTTCGCCTTCATATCCTTGCGATGCAAGATGCACTATACCAATTTTATATAGTTCAGAAACAATAATTTTTTGTATGCGTTCTATTGTTCGGGCGAATCGCATATCCATTGATGCTAATGTAGTTTTACCTTCAACACCTTCATCAAAACCTAGGAAAGGCTTTGGTATCTTGAGAGCAGCCATCATCTTGTTTTTCACATACTCAATATCTTCAGTACCAGTCCATGTCATTCCTGGTAGTGTGTCTATTTGCGTTTGTGAATTGCCTCCCCTAACCGGTAAAAAGAAGTCTTCAATCATGTTATTGAGATTGAATTTCAAATTGTAATTACCTGTTTTTTGATCGACGTGTGGAATTTTTTTCATCTTGTTGATAATTTGTTCCATGAATGTGTCTACTTCATTAGGTGGTATGTTACCTATGTCTATCTTGAATATACGCTTCTCTGGTGCTCTCATTATTCTGTGTATGAGCATTGCATCTTCAAGCATGGTTAGTTTTTGAAACTCTTGTCTTGCTCCTTCTAACATGGAACGGCCATATGGTAAAAAGTTAGAATCTGATAGCAGTCGGAAATGGGCAATTTCGAAAGTATCATACCATTCTTCTGCGGTTGATATATGTTTAAACTTTATATCATATTCGCCAGTTTCACTATCATATTCTTCATAACGTTCAATTTCATAAGTAGAAAGTGGATGTGCATTTATTATTCCAATCTCGTCTGCAATATCTAGTTTTAAGAAGAAATCTCCATACTTTGTTACGTTTCTAATCCATGACCACATATTAAAGTCAATGTTTAATATGTCGTAAAACAAGTTGTAAAGTACTTTTTGCAGCTTACTATCATTGGTCTTGATAGTCAATATATCTCCGAATTGGTCTTCCAATGTAGATTCATCAGAATATATATCTAATGCAGAATGAATAATTGGATCGCGGTCCATCATTTCATAATCAGTATACAATTGTATACGATTTTGGTGCATATAGTAATTAGAGTCATACCCACCATGTAGCCCTCCAACTTTGTGTTTAGTTGAACCATGAAGCCTGGTATATCTGTCGGCTAATTTAGTATGAGCTAAGTTTCCGCCGTTCTGTAATCGATTAGTATCAACTACTCGGAGCTTATCTTTTCCAACTGCTCGTACTATAACATTGGTACGAAACAAATTTCTTAAACGTTTTCTTAACGACGCCATAATGTATTTCTTTTATTATAAATATAACTAATTAAAGATCCAAGCAATTTTTATATTAACCAGGTTAAATCTTCGCCATCTTTGCCATTGTGCCAATCCCACCCTGAATCTTTGGGTCTGTTATTTGCAGTGTATATAACATTGTCGGATTTCTGAAATTGCGATAATGCTCGCTTGTTTAAATCAATTCCATGTTGTCTTAATTTTAAAGAAGTATCTCTGAGCCATAATCCTATACAAAAAGCCATTACTAAATCATCATTGTAACCTACTTGACTTTGTGCTTTGCCATTTAACCATATAAATACAAATAGCTCTTGTATGAGTCGTTTACTGCGTATAACCGGTGTGTTTTCTCGCATATACATTTCTAATGCAGATATCATTAATGGACGAGTTCTGCTTGTTGTCGACACTCCGGGAACCATTTTTGACTTGTCTTTCATGTCATATCCCTTTTGAAGTTGAACGTCTACATCTACATATCCATCGTCTTTATATGTATAAAATAAATTTTCATAGTTTCTGTCTAATGCTGGTTGAATTGCTGCCCACCCTATATTTGCATTTTCAATTGCAAGTAAAGCATTGTTCCATTCTGTTGCAACTGTTACTAACATGTTACCAAAATCTTTAGGTGGTATCTTGCCTTTATATTCAGCAACTTGTGTTACTGTTTCGACATCTAGAACGTGAAATGTAGACCAGTCTGCCGCATCGCCCCGAGCAACGTCAGCTACTACCACATAGTCTTTTGAATAGTCAGGATATTCCCATACCCAATATCCATTGTCAAATCCACGCTTTTCAATTGGCTCACAGCATTTTTCTTCATATGATAAAAGTATTTTACCATCAACTACAGTGTGACCTGAACTAACAAAATCACAATCACATTCTTGAGCAGCACCACGTTCACCTAATAATTGTGTTTGTTCATTACGCCATATTTGATCTCGATCTGGATGAACTGTCCAATGCAATTTAATGTTGTGCCATTGGGTTTGAGCATTAGTCTCTCCATCTACCCAAGTTTTATGAAACCAATTACCGACACCATTTGGAGTAGATAAAACTACAGCGCCACCACCAGTTGATAGTGTTGCTTGTGATGCTATCCATATCTCTTCAATGTTTCTGATAAAAGCGGCTTCATCTATTATTAATAAGGATAATGCTTCCGAACGTGCTCCTGTACCTGCACTTGATACTGCTTTAATTTGAGAACCATTTTTAAATTTTAAAGATAATTTGTTGTCTGCTTCTATAGTACCTTTCAACCAACTTGGTAAATTGTCATGCATTACTCGAACTTTAGTTACCAGGTTCTTTGCTACTTCTTGTGTAGTTGCAATAACTAACACGTTAAAGTCTTCGTTAAACAACATGCTCCATAAAGCAAATCCTGCTGCTAATGTTGATATACCTAACTGTCTAGACTTCAATATAACACTGTATCTGTTGTCTCTGAGTTGTGATAATGAATCCTCTTGAAAGTCATATAAATTAAATTTTATTTTGCCTCGCTTAGGATGTTGTATATAACAATATTGTCGCATAAAGAAAATTGGATCGGCAGCACACATTTGATATTGCTGTTGAATGATTTCTTTTATACTTGGATTTGCCATTATTGTATTACCTCTACTATAAATTTACCTGTTAATACTGTAGTTAATATTCCGGCACTAAACCATATAAATTTATGATTATACCATTTAGGTTGTAAATGTTTTTGTTGTTTAACATATAGATTTATGTTTTCTTCAAGCAGATCAACTTGTTGTTGTTTGAATTGTAAATGTAATGAATCCAATTGCAATAACTCATCTTGTTTTTGTATAACTGCATCTTGTTGATATATTAATGCATTGTTAACTGAGTCTTGATAATACAGTTCATTTAATGTTTCTGATATGTTTATTAATTGTTGTTCTGTGAAACAAGTATCAGATACAGTTTGTCCGAATACAGTTATTGGAAATAATATTGCAAAAATTAATTGTTTCATTTTTTTCTTTTAGTTTTTGAAACAATATTCTTTTTTGCGTCTGTTACAGATTTTTTTGGACGGCCGGGTTTACGTTTTACCGTTTTAGTTTTTTTGACTGTTTCTTTAAGATCAGTCAAATCTTGTTTAACTTTATGTTTTTGAGTTTTTAATTGATCTTCTTTACCTTTGACTCGTTCAATCTTTTTTTCGTTATCATCAATTTTTTCTTGAATTTTTTCAGATTTTTTTCGTTTGAATAATCCTCCAAATGCTGATATAATTGCTATAGCTGAAATTATACCTCCAACAATCCAAAACCAATACATTTTAATCTTGTTCCAAATTTTCATTTTTTTCTCCATTTGTGTGTGTATCTAATTTATTTAAAAAGTTTTGTTTATACTCTTCAAATCCGTTTATAACTTTTTCTTCAAACTCTTCGGGAGTCATTTGTGCTGCCCAAGACTCAGTATCTCCTTTGCCATTAATTACTAGTTTAGACGCTTCTGTATATACTTCCCGCAACATATTAACATCCTGTTCGGCTTTTTGCAACCATGCTAATGCATTAGCTCGAGTTTTTTCTTGAGCATATTCTTCAAATTTACCTTGTTTTTTTAATTCATGTTCCATGTCAATAACACAGTCAAAACACATTCCGTGTATTGCTCGCATTTTTTTGTTGAGATGATATGTTGGATCACACGTGCATGTTTCGTTTGGACAATTGGCAAATGTTTTTAATTCTTCTCGTACTTCACTTAATACTTCTGAATTTTTTGGCTTACGTGTTCGGAATCCATCGTGTTGCTCTACAATGGTTATATTTCCATTTGCGTCGACAGTTTCCCACGTATCACCAATTTCATGATGTTCGTTTCGTTTTTGTGTTGCATCAGTATCACTGAATCCTACTGTTTTTTTGGTTTGAAATTTGTGTGTGCCATCGAGCATTTTTTCGATAGCTTTGATGTTTTGTAACTTGTTTTTTCCCATATTTTTCTATTTATTATCTGTATAATCGTCTGATGGAGTTGGTGTTATTGATTTTAAATTTGTTCCATTATTTCTTGCAGCTGCAAGGAATGCAGATAAAAATTGTTTATTTTTTGAAGTTGATTTTCCTTTTAATAATTTTAATAGTGTCGCAGCATATTTTGCGCCAGCTTCTTCAGGTGTAGAATTTTTAAAATATTTATTAAAATCAGTTTCATATTTTTTGGCAGTATTCTCTAAATTTGTTTCAGTTGCATCAATTGGTACTGGTTCTGAATCTGTTTCTGCAGCGTCATCGGTTGTTGCTGGTGCAACTGGACTTGGCGATGGACTAGATGATGACAAACCTCCGCCACCGCCTAGTGTAGCACCTCCACCCATATCTGCTGCTGGGTCTGCTCCGGCATCTGCACCTGGGTCTGCTGCTGGGTCTTCACCTGGATCTGTTGTTGGGTCTGCTGCTGGGTCTGCTGCTGGGTCTGCTGCTGGGTCTGCTGCTGGATCGGCGCCTGGATCGGCACCTAAGTCTGCTGCTGGCTCGGCACCTGGATCTGTTGTTGGGGGTGGATCTATTGTTCCTTGTTCCATTACATAATTTTCACGAATAACTTTGGCAATTTTATTACGTACATATTGTCGAATAATTTGTTCTTTTTGTGATTCATTCATTTCATAAACGCCATTTTCCATTGCATCTAAATATCCTTCACTATCTTCAATTTGTAATTTTTTAAATACCTCTCGAGCTTGTTTTGGAGAATATTCACCGTCTTGTACTTTTTTATATAAACGATTTTTAATCTCCGGTACCATATTTTCTATGTCATTAATTACTTCGCCGTTAATATTTCTAGGTACTAATGGTTGTACACCATCTACTAAATTAGGCACCATACCATGAGCGTCAGGTGCAGTATAATCTTTAAGATCTTTTCTTGCTGCAATCTTTTGTGATGCTTCAAAGTTTTTTGGTTTTGTGTATTTGCTGTTATGCTTTGTTTCGTTTTTTGCCATTGTTTTATCCGTTTATTTAATATAAATATTACCTTGCGTATTTTAACACTCCTAGTATCTGATTTACTGGAGCAAATGAACCAGTTAGCTTGTATGTGTTACCACCATATGTAAATACTATGCCTTCAATTGGCACTATAGTATCAAAGCCACCCATTCGTTCAATTTTCTTTAATTGTGTTTCTAATTTTTTAAGTGTGTCAGGATTATCTGATGTTTGCAAATCTTTAACCAATGACATTAAATCTGATTTAATTTGTTTAACTGCTTTTTTGGGACTTGCTGCTAAATAGTTTGTTATGTTTTTTAACACTACCGCGCCAAGTTTTAAAAATATGGATTCAAATGGTTCTATATTTTGTTTTTGGTATGACTTGAAATCTTTTTTATCAAATGCAGATACCCATTCAGAAAATGATTCATTGTCTATCATTTTAACAACATTGTTTATTCTGGTAGACTTATCATTGAATGCCCAACGGTTAGTTAGTATTTCTAAAACCTCTTGCGGTATAGCATAATCCAATTGATATGCCTTTTCACGTACTACGTCTTTCCACCATGCTCTATGATATTCAGATACTTGATCCGTTTCTTTTAATCCGAATTGATTTTGTAATCCGTCTATTTCAGCAAAGAATGCCGATTGTTGATCTTCAAAATCTTCTATTCGTCCCATTTTTAATTTGTTAGGAGGAATAAATGAAAATGTATTTTGCATATGAGCATTTGCATCTTGTATTACTTGTTGAAGCATAGTGCCTCCGGTAACATCAGTTTCAACTACTCTTCCATTTTCATCGTATTCTACTAAATTGTGAAATTGAAGAACTGCTTGTTCATATGCAATAACATTGGTTGTAGCAGGATATATAATTTCCATGTTTGCAAATACACGACCGTTTTTAAATATGCGTTGCAATGTTTCGGGAGATAATTTGCTTAAAGCGGCCGTTAAATCTTCTGTAGTAGCTTGAAATGCGTCAACTACTAATTTATAACCAGCTGCACCTTCTTTACCATTTGCATCAATTGATTTCTGATATTTTACTTGAAATTCTGCATTTAATTCGTCGGGAGTTAATGGTTGTTTTCTAGTTTTTATTCCTCGTGCAAAGCCTGGCCGGCCGTTCTTCCAAGTTACTTGAATGTTTTGTCCGTCTGTCTTTTCAGTAACAGCTTCTTCAATATCGAGTCGACCTTCCAATGCTCTAGATACTATTTCTTTCATGTCATTGAAAGTTAAGCCGTGAGAGTCATAAGGATGATTCATGTGGCCTGCTGCACCGCCCTCTGTTATCAAAGATTCTATTGTGTATATTTTATCTTGCGGATTATTTGATCTCCATGGTCGTCGTTGCGACTTAACTGTTCTAGGAATCAATTTAATTTGTCCTAAACTTTGATCGAAGTGTAATTGAAATGGCATATGAATAGGAACGTCAAATTGATAATCTGATGTTACTGCTGATGGATTACCTTTCATTACTTGTTGAACTATTTCTTCTCCGTATTCTGATGATAAATCTAAAAATAAATTTTCTAAATCGTCTAATGTAATTGTTCCTTCATTTCTAGGATCATTTAATCTATCCATAAAATGTGTTGCATAGCCTTGAAAATCTACATCTATACCATAACGTTTAAAAAATCTGTCTACGGTTGGTTCTATAGATTTTAATTCATCGCGCGTAATATAATTTTCATATAATGGTGCACCAAATACAGTTTTACCAAATTTATTAAAATTATATGTAAATTCTTCGCCTCGACTACGATCTAAATATTTTCTTAGTTTTTTTATTTTCTTGTCGTGAGCTTTAGCCATTTTTGGAGTTTGGTATCCTTCTACAACTTCATCGACATCTTCTGCCAATTGTTTACCCCACCAATCTTTGCTAAATAAAGACTCTTGCATTCCTTTGAGCATTTGCCATATGTTTTTTATTATGGCTTCTCTAGCTCCAGGATATGATGATGCAAATGTTTCATAGTCATCATTAGCTATTGCTTGACGAACTGTGCTGGCTGATATTGGCTCGCCTCCTCCATATGCTAATGGATCTACATTTATTTCTAATGGATTGACTTCAACACCATTGGCAATTGTTCTGCCTTTTTTATCACCAACCGTTTTATACTTTTCCACGTTGCTACCAAAACTTAAAGTTCGGGCATAATCATCTCCTTTTTGAGAAGCTGCCATGGCATATGTTCCTTGGTGATCTGGTGGTAATGCAAAAAGATATTCATATGCGGCCATTATTGGACTATTAAAATCTGTGGACTGTATGTATATATTTGAATTGTTGTTGAGTAGTTTGAATATTTCAATGCTATCTTCACGACTTACACCGTCTCGTTCTTTTGGACCGATAAGCATGATTACACGTTCTACATTAGAAGAATTTGCATAGCGTTGTGCTAATGCTAAATGGGCACCTGTTAATGGTTTAAACCCGCCTGGAAAAAGTACTGTAGTTTCGTTCATTTTATATAAATATGTTTAATTAAATTATCCTGGTGGTAGTGGTGCTAAAGGTGGCGTTGTTGCTCCACCAACTGTTCTACTTGTTCTAAATACAAAATTTTTCATTTTTAATAATGAATCTAGGTGTCCTGCGCCTGGATGTTGTGCTATTAAAAAAACTTTAACAAATGTACCTTGAAAATTATCTAAATTATTTCCTGAAACGAGTTCAGTAGTACGACCAGTCGATCCTGTATCTCCAGCACCAATTACTGATAATAATGTTGTAGTACTTAATAAAGTAGAATTACTCCAAGAATCGTAATGATCTGCAGTATCATCTGATATTGATGATGTATAGCTAGCAGATTGTATATATACAGCTGTTTGTAAACTTTTATTTGACCCAGCTGAGTTCCTAAATTCAAGCATACATGATAATTGCATTCTTGTTTCTCCAGGTAGTATAAACGTTTCAAATACCGATGCCGTTACTGGAGTTCCTCCACTTGTTCCAATATTTCCGGTATGTGTAAATTCATCTCTATCAAAATAAACTACTCGGCCTATATTTTTTCCATCTACAAATTCATTGTTACTATCAAATAATGTGTTTCCTCCTTGCTGAGCGATAAAACTAGATGCAGTAACATCTCCTTCTGGTGTTAAATGAAATCCACTTGCAGATATTTCTATGTTGCTATCACTACCACTTATAAACGCAGTATTTGGATCACCTAGAAAGAAATTTTGTGTTGCTATATATATTTCATCGTCGGCAGTAGAATATCTAAAATAACTACTGTTGTCTAAATATAATTCTAAACCAACGCCACTATATGCAACTCCGCCTTTTGTTCCTGCACTTCCTTGTAACGCACTACCACTCCAAAGAAGAAATCCAGGGTATCCTGCAGCAAATCCGTCATACCCTAACGATCTAACAAACCCTGTTCCTGCATTACCTGTTATAGCTACTCCACTATTCAATGAATCTGCTACATATAAAGATCCAGTAAGCATTGAAAAATCACCGTCAACATAACGATTACCACCTTCCCAATCTTTGTCATATACATATGTTATTTGTTTACTAGCAACTCCGTCTACATTATAATATTCTACTTTAAAAGATATTTGATTGTCTATTTTATGTGTAGTTTCTACAAATGTTTTTATTCTAGTATAATTAGGAGTATAGCCAACATCATTATCTGTTGTTACGTGCGCATCTGCTAATTGCCATTGTCCAGATTCTATTACAAATATTATGCTACCATGACCAGTTCCATCAGCATTAAAACTAAATGTTTTATTGTCAAATACTTGGGACTCCCCATTCATTCGTATTTCACCAACACGTTTTCCTAACTGTTTTGGTAAATCTTGATTGAATAAATCAGTAGTGTCACCGTCAAAAGCACTTCCGGACATATATACCGCTATAACTGGGTCTGCAAAATTGTCTGCAGATTGTTTTATTCCATATGCATCAAATGTAACTTTATATGCCGAGTCTTTAATAAATACTCCTTTATATGCATCTTTATTTTGAAATGTTACAACATAATTATTTGGAGTAATATCTACACCACTAACAATTTTTACAGCGGCATCTAATTCTGTTACTTGTGAACTAGTTGTAGGAGTTGTTGTTTCCGTTGCCCCAGTATACACATGACCTTCCCAATATGTGTCGATTGTAGTTTGAGATTTTAATTCTCCTATACTAATGTCTGGTAACAAAGAAGATGTGCTAGGAACAAGTATTTCTGTTTCTTCTAATTCTACATCATTAACTAATTCCCAAGTACCAACTGTGCCTTTATTATTTGTATAAACTTTTGTTCGACTAACATCACCTGTTGCTGGTTCTAATCCTTCAAGTTGAATATATGCAAATGATTGTGAGTTTTCTGTTTCAACATATGTTGGAGTAGCTTCATATGTTAATGAAAATGAACTATTTTTGAATTCTGAGTATATATGTGGAAATATACTTTCGCTACTATACACCGTATACTCTTTGTCTAATAAAGCTGTAGTTGGAGTTAATATCTTTTTAATCGTCGACACGTAAGGTGTGGTAACAACCGGATACGCAGGTGTAGGCGTAGGATTTACTGGAGATGAAACAGTAATGGTTCCTGTATTCATGTCGGTAATAAATGTACCGCCGGTTAATTCCGCAACTGGTTGTCCGTTTAAGGATGTAAAATTAACTGTACCGGTACTATATACAGGAAACTGAGTAGTAGCATATTGTCTATCTAATTGAACTCCTATCTGTTCAGATATAGTAACTGTTGGTAATGTTTCAAATATTATTTCCGAATTATTAGAAACCATTGGATTAATTGGAACTGTTCTTGTCCATTTAACATTTGCTTTACCTTGCCATTCAATTGGCGCAGGTACATCTTGTATTACAGATGCTTCGGCAATCAATGTAATAGTACAATCTCCTGGAGATGTATCTTCGTATATATAAATTGCAATTACTCGACTTTCATCTTCGTCTATATAATCTACAACTTCAGTATATATAGTATCTCCATTATAATCTAAAACCTCAATATTTAATATACCGCCGGTAGTTAAATTTGTAGGATGACCTCGTAGTTTAAAAAGATTTTTTCCAGCTGTAAGTCGTAATGGAAATTCTGATATCTGAAAATAGTCTGGAGATGTTAATGTTTTATCTATATAAAAAACTGGAATAAATTCTAAACCTTTATAGACTGCTTCTTTTCGTTCCATGGATATATATACTTTTTATATAAATATCAAACATGAAGAATCTGGCTGTATCCGTCAGTTTTATTTACTTCTATTAAATTGTCTACCATATCTCGCATAGTATCTACGTGTGATATAATAATTGAAAAATCAAATTTAGTTCGAAAATAATCAAATAGATTTGCAACGGCAGAAATATGTTCAGCATCTAAACTACCCCAGCCTTCATCTATTGCAATAAAATTAGGGCGAGGCAAAGCAGAAACATTGATAAGTGCTATTCGTATTGCTAAACTAGATATAAATCTTTCCATACCACTCGTTAATTCTAACGGCCAATAATTGTCTTGATCATATATAATATATCCGTTAATATTTTTACCATCAGTATTCATAACCATGTTAAAATCTACTACTTGATTTAAAACATTGTTTATTTCTGATTCTATTTTAGGAATTGCCTTTGATATTAATTCATATGGGATACCATCTCGCTTAACTGATTTTAAATAATATTCATATGCTTTATATTCTGTTTCTAATTGCTGATATGTTTCCAATTGCTCAAGTGCTGTTTTCTTTTTTGTTTTAGCAACTTGTATTTCACCATGATTAGTTTTAATTTGATCTTGAAGTGTTTTTATCTGGCCGGTAATTGTATCAATTTTACCTTTACATTCACTAATAGTTGTATCTACACTTTTATTCCAAACTATCGCAGATTCATTTCTTTTAAATGAGTCTTGCCGTTCTATGTTATTTTCTAATTCTGTTTCTTTAGTTTGAAGATCATTTTCATGGATTTGAAGTTGTAGTTCATATATTTCAATTTTATTTTTATATGTGTCAATATTACTATTTGATTGATTATATTCATCAAGGCGCGTTCGATATACAGTTAAACTATTATATATAATATTATTTAATTCAATATTATCTTGAATATCTGTTAATACTTTTCTATCTTGGTCAATATCGTTCTTGGCTTGAATTGCATCTTGCACGAAAACGTTAGACACACAGTATTCACAATTTGGGTCATATTTGTGCGTTTCAAGATGTTCAATTTTTGTTTGCTTATCATTTACTATTCTTTGTTGTTTTTTTAGTTCTTCTCGTAAACCGTCAATTTTAAATTCAGTATCTGTTAATTGTTTGTCTTTGTCTTTTAAGTCGTCGACATTGTAATTTTGTACATTTAACGCATTTTCAATGATATCAATTTTACGTTGATTATTTGAAATTGTTTGTTCTGTTTCTTCAATTGTTTGCTGAAGTTCTTCTATTTTTTCAGTTAAATCAGTTTCAGCTTTCTGTAATGTTTTAATGTCATCACCGTCGTAACTCGTAGGCTTTTTTGTTTCAATTAATTGTACTATAGAATCTTGCAATTTGTTTCTTTTATCTTGTTTATCCGATTCTTTTTTATTAGTATCAGTAATTAATTTTTCATTATTTTTTATAATAGCATCTGTAGATGTTATTGTTTCTGCAAAATCAGTTTTCTTAAATGCTTTAAGGCGTCCTGATGTCTCTTTTATTTCATCTGTTGCTAAATGATAAAGTTGTTCAAATACAGTAATATCTAAAAATTGAGATAACAAGTCTTTTCGTTCTCGTTGTGATTTTTCTATAAAATTATTATTATCTGCTTGTAAAGAAAATGCAGTTAAAATAAAATCATTATATGTTCCTAAATAACGACGTATACTTTTATTTGTATCACTTCGTTCATCGCCATTTAAATTTTCTGTTTCAGTATAAAAGTTAACATCGACCTTTACATGTTTATCTTTCTTTTTTGTTCCAACACGTTCAATTGTATAAAGAACATCATTCATTTTAAATTTAAACACTCCGCGGAATCCAGATTTTTTATTGTTTAACACTTCATGAGCTTTGCTTGTTTTACTGCATTTGTCAAATATAGTATATGTTATAGCATCCAATAAACTTGACTTACCGCTTGTATTCGCAGCAAATAAACCACAGACATCACTCATTTTATTGAAGTCTACATTGTTACCAGAGCCATATGAAAACATGTTGTCAAATTCAAATGATACCGGATGCCATGTTATATGACGAACTGATTCAACTGCAGGTAGTTTAGAATTGATAGATCGATTAATATGTCTTATTGCATCTAACTCATCTGTAGTTGCTTGTGGAAATTTAGTGTTAATAAAGTCAGTTAACAGAGTATTTTGATATTCAACGTCTCGAACATTGCCAATCGTAATAGTTCCAGATTCAGTATTGTTTTGTGCGGATATGGTTCGTTGTATGGTAATGTCTTGAACATTGTATTTTTTACGAATCATGGTAACCAATCGTTTCATGTCTGATGCACTGGTTTCATTGAACTTGATTCTTATTCTAGGCTTGTTAGGCATCCGATGTGGTGACTTGACAATTTGAGAGCCTTCTGTTTCTATAGTTACATATCCATAATCATTGTGTATTTCTACAAATTCAGCTTTGCGTGTTTCTACGTCCCAAACAAGTATTCCATGGTCTAATGCTTCACCGTGATTTTGTTGTATTAAAGATCCAGGGTATGCAATAGTTTCTGTTAAGAATTGAGCTGGTTTATGAATGTCACCTAGTAGTGTCATGTCGTGTCCAGAAAACAAGTCAGTAGTAACATGCTCATTGGATATTTCATATCCTATATCTGTTTTAGCAGAATGCACGGCACCATGGTGTAATGCAATCTTCAAGTTGTCTGTTACAATGTCTTCGCCTTTTATGTATTGAGCAGGCTCAATATCAACAGCCATATGATTCCAAGTTATTCCAGCAAAATCAAATATTCCATTATCTTTTATAAAAACAATATTGTCATTAGCAATCATGTCCAATACCGGAGACAATGCATCTTCACGATATAAATTGTTTAGATTCATGTCATGATTACCAAGAATAACAATTGTAGGAATATTGAATCCTCGAAAGAAATCAGTAAGCATTCTAATTAATTCGGGGGACATGTCCAATTTACTATGAACAATATCTCCAGTAACTACTGCTATACTATTTTCAGTTTTAGTCTTATTAATATATTCAAACATGTTTTCAAATACATGTCGATATTCTTTGTGTCGTTTCAACGTACGAATATGCACGTCGGATATATGATAAATTTTATCTGCTTTTGTTATTTCCATAAAATACCCATTCGGAGTTGCATTAGTTGTTCAAATGTCATTACTCTGGTTTGCTCTATAATTTCCGTTATACGATGAAATCCTAAATCGGATGCATCTTTATCTTTTAATTCTATAAAATATACATTTAATCCTTCACCCATAAATCGTTCCGCAATACTCAATGCATTGCGAATGGCGTCAGAATCTAAACATATGTAAATGTCTTTGACTCGTTTTTCAATAATCTTTTTCTGTAATTGAGGTTGTATAATTTTACCAAATAATGGTATTGCATTTCTTTTAATTGCAATTGCATCAAATGCTCCTTCACAAAGTATAATTGGCTCAGACCAATTAATTGTTAAATCAAATCCTATAATATCTTTGCTTACCTTTGGATTCTTGTGTTTGTATTTATCTGCATTATAAAATGCTCTACTAACAAAATAATTCAATTGTCCGTTACAATCATAACTAGGAATAACTATTTTACCATTATATACTCCACGTTCACAATACCCAATTCTATATTTTAAAATATCAAACATTGTTACTCCTCGTCGTTTTAAATATGACATAGCATTACGAAAGTCAGGAGTCTTTTTATGTTTCCATAAAGGAACATATTCTTCGGGCAATGATATTGTTTCTACATGTTTAACTTCACTGTCAAAGTTTTTATATTTTGCTGATTTAATTATGCGAGATAATTGTTCAAAGTATTGTTTACCCAAGTTCATTTGTTTGAATAAACTGTTTATACTTCTGCCTTTTTTGTCTGATATCCAACAGTGCCAAGCATTTTGACCTTCACTTGTTGTGTTAATATCTATTTCTAATTTAGGCTTGTAATGTGAAGTAAATGGGGAGAAAAATGCAACGTTATTACCTGATGTAGATTTACCTTTACCTAGGACAGATTCCAGTAACTGTAGTAATTTAAGATTTTGCATATATTATATAATAAGAAATAACTGTAATTAATCCAATTAATCCAATTAATAATATTATTATAATTAATTATAGTCAGACACATATATTACATATATGGTCTAACGATCAATTCAAGTCTGAATCAATCATTTTAAATAATTAACATCATTTTAATGAATATATTATTTTTTTTTCACAAATCAAACCTTATACGAAAAAACGTTTTGGATCTTGTGGTTTTTCGCCTGGTTTCAAACATTCCGCCATCCATTCAACTGGTATTTCTTTTTTTGCTACATTAGAAATACCCATCTTATTTGCATATACTTCATATGTAGTTTTACTGGCTTTTGATATTTTTTGATTTGGATTTTGAAACACCATTCTTATATCCATACCAGGATTACATTGCAATACATGTTTCATTTTTTTACGATCCGTAGCTGTCCAACGACCTTTTGTTTCAATATACATCAATTCGCCGTTCTTTTTAGTGAACACAAAATCTGGTGTATATTTATGTTTTGATTCTGGAACGGTATAATGAATAGTTTCAGTTTCATAATTTACATCATAATCGTTTGATTTAATCTGTTCTGCTACAGTTAATTCTAATCCTGATTTATAACCGTATTTATAAGCTGCTTGTCTTTTTTTACTACCAGCAGTATGCCAATGATTTTTTTTCATATAACTTTTTTTTATTAAATATCAGTACTAACGGTATAATAATTTGTTCCAGAAGGATATTCTAATTTAAATGTTACATTATCATTAGCATCAAAACTGGACATCATCTTTCCTCGCATACTTAGCCAAGCATCTCTTATATTATTATAATTAATACTATCATATCTACATTGATTATATAGAGTTACATGATTAGTAGCTCCACATGATTTAATAACTGTGCCGTATTTTTTTCCTAACTCACTAGCTTTTTTTATATATTTACCAGATCGTCTCCAAAATTCAGATTTGGTATCAGTATGATAATTGTTACCAAAATACCATTTACCAGCTTCTGCATCATCATCTAAAATACCTACAAAACCTTGTACTTTCGCCCAATTAGGTTTACAATCATCATCACCTTCTGCCTTGCAAAAATCAGCTACTAAATGATTTACAGCTAACACATACAATCCCCACATATCATGAACTATTGCGGAAATTCCGCTTTTTAAATCATTTTGATTTTTATTTATAGGCGTCGTTCCATGGTACCACCAATTTTCATTTCCATTACCACGAAATCCACCACCTCGACCGGATGAATATTGAATTACTTGTTTGACTAAATCCATATCTAATTTGTCTACACATGGATTTGTCATTTTCGCAGCTTCTACAGCTTTCCGTTGCTGTTCGGCTTTCTGTGCGGCTTCAGCAGCTTTTCTTTGCTGTTCAGCTCCTTGAGCGGCTTCTGCATCCTTTTTTTGTTTAGCTTTGCGTTGTGCTGCATATGGATCTACTTCATCATGATCAGTCTCATTAATTAAATTTTTGCTTTGTTCTTGCAATAAATCTTTTAACTTTATATTCATATTAATTCCTTGAAAATAATTTGTTGACGTAATACCACTACTAATAGATTCATTAGCAATCGATGGCATTAACGCCGTTAACCCTTGTATTACCTTCTGTTTCTCATCGTTATTCCAATCTTCAATCATAACATTGCTGTCGTATTCTTGTGTACTAATTTGACCTAAAACTTTCAAAGTCTCACTTTTAGTAGGATCTATATCTCCGTTCCAATTGGCAATTGCCTTCCATCCTGTACTCCGCTCCTGTCGCATTTGTTTTACAAATTCGCCACCGATGCCAAGTTTATAAGCCACTAAATATACTAATTCTTGAAAAGCTTTTGTATCAATTGTTCCGCGCGTTAAATTGTTAACATCGATTGAATTAGACAATTTCCCCAAGGCTTTATTTTTTATTTGTACATACTCTGCTTTAGCAGCATTGTACTTCTGCTTATTTAGCTCCGCATCTGCTTTTACTTTTTCATCAGCTGCAGCTTTATCAGCTTTTTGCTTTGTTATATCTTGCAATAATTTATTATACTTAACAACACTCATTGTATAATTATTATCAATTTTTTTTAAATCGATACTTACTTTTGAATCTAAATCAAAATTTTTAAAATCTGAATTTTTTAATGGAAATCTAACTACTGGATAAGATACATATGATTTTTTATATTTTTTATATTCAGCTTGCTTAATCTGTTGATTATTTTTGCCATTCCGATACATAGGTTGCATAACTACGTATACATATCCTCCCTCAGATTTCCAATACGGTGCATGATTTAAATTTTTTAAAACAAATGGCATTCCAATTGGCGGGGTGTTTTTTCCCATTATCATGACAAATTGATAATTTTCGTCAATAATTTTAGAGTTTGCTAAAGATTGAACTTGTGATAATCCAGTGAAACTCGCATTTTGCTCTAATCTAATACTGCCATAATCACCCGCTTTCCACGTTGATGCTTGTGACTTATATTGTTCTAATATTATTTTTGTAAATCTATCCATTTTATATAAATATCCTATTTTTAAATTTTACCAATCAATTAATACCAACCGTCCTTGCCAACGCATAACATTATCCGTTTTAAAATCTAAATCCAATGCTAAATCACCAGACAAGTTATCCATTTTACCAATATCTGTTTGTAATGCTCTAATAAACGATATCACCTCTTGATTGTTTTCACGTCCGCCTTCTGCATCCAAATAATCAAATATAGAAACTTCTCCTCCCATGTCTCGTGCATATTGTTTATATAATTTCATAAACTGTTCTATATTAATAGTGTCATTAACATTTAGCCGGTCTGCCTTAGACATAATATACAACATTTTTTTTTCATTTACATAATATACTGGAATAAAAGTACTAAACTCAGAATAACGTCCAACTATAGTACTTGCTATATCAAATTCATCTGATTCGGTAGTTATTTTAAAAAGTTTATCTTCTCCATCAATTTCATATACTCGACCATTATCTCCCTGATCAAAAAAACGAAATTCATTATTTTGTATCTTGTCAAGAAGCTGTTGAATATCCTGCTCTTTTAATTCTGTTAATAATTTCTTTAATCGTATCATTTAACTAACTTTTTATCTAAATCTATCCTAACTAAAAAATTAACATCTACATCATTACGTTTTCGAATTGGCTGTGCTAATTTTCCTATAGCCAATAATTGACCAATATCATTATATAATCCAATTGTAGTAACATATGGTGCAAAACTACTAGACGCTACAAAACAACGATATGATTCATTATCGTCTTTTGTAAGACTTGTATTAGTAGACATATTAAATTCTCCTTGATCTAATCTCGCAGTTACGCCTAATTCATGTATTGTAACTGTACTTTGATATGATGCAGTAAATGGAAAATTCATCATATTATGATAACGATAATCCGTAGTAGAAATAACTCCTATCCCTTGTTTTTCAAAAATATTACCAACTACACCAGTTTGAATAAACGCCCCGCCTTCGGTATGATCTGCTAAATATCCAACTTCTACATTTGTTAATGATTTATTATATATTCGTATTTCATCTAATTTACCAGATAAATTAAATGACCCAGTTCCAAAACCACCAATATATAAATTATCTGTATTATCAATTCTTGCATCTGATGCAGTTACTGGAGAACATTGGGCTATTAATAATTCTGGATCAGATCCTGAAGAGTGTATAGTTCCGTCTATATACATGTTCAAAGAACTTCCTGATTTTTCACAAACAACATGACGCCACTGATCTGCTACAATTGATGATGTTATCTGCATTGAATATTCATTAGTACCAGCAACTGAAAATATAATTTGATTGCTACCACTTAATTCTAATTTAAATGGATATTGTGGTGAATTTGAACTAGACGCTTTAGTCATAATCAATTGCGTATCATTTGAACTATTTGCACCAGATATATAAAACGATATAGAATAATTATTATCACGATTATACATTCCTGGTATATATTTTTTTATATACGAACTACCAGTAAAATAAGCAGATAATCCAATTGGTAATTGATCTCCATTTGACGCATTTATTCCGTCGACATATGTTATATTATTTGATTCATATAAAATTCTAGTAGTATCAAAATATTCATTAAATCCTTCATAAAATTTTACATCAGAAATAATAGAACTCGTATCAAATATAGTATCATTAATATTACCATATTCGTCAGATGTAAAAGAAGCAGTATCAGGAACTGACAATGTAAATGAACCTAACTTAATTCCTTCTCCTACTTTATTTTGTGGAAATGAAAATATACTAGCAGTTTCATATAAATGTTTTTTAATTAAATTTAAATTAGTTTGACCAAAATTATTATAAGGTTGATTTTTATTTTTATAATACAAATGATTAACTGAAAAATATATAACACTTTGTAAGCTACCATCAATATTAGCCGCATCATTATATGTTAATTCAGATCCAATCATTGGTAATATATTTGTGTCTATATAAACACCTTGTAAAGGTAACATACTACTTGTTAGGCTACCACTAACAACTGTAAAAGTTTTATTAGCTTGAAATGGAGTGATTTGAATATCCGTAGTATCTATCTTTTTAAATACCGTTGGATATAATCCTTCATATATAGTAGTGTCATTTATTCTAGACTCGGACATAATAGTAAAAACCTCGCTATATTTAATATAAATATAACGAGGCTCAAATACCTAATAAAATATTAATAATCTAATTTAACTCGAATCAATGCTTCTCGCTGGAATGATTTCAATAATGGTTTCGAAAGTTTAGCTACTGCTAATAATTCTTGTGAATCATTTAATAGTCCAACTGTTGTAATATAAGTTTTAGGATCATTAATAAAAGTAGACTCTCGTAACAATCCATCGCTTCCTGTAACATATGATGGATTATTAGAAAAATTATATTCTGCATTTTTAATTCTAACAAAATAATGTGTACTAGTAATTTTTTCTGAATTCCTTGCAAGGAATCCGAATGGGTCACTTGTTACTGGATTTGTTATTTCAGATGACCCAGACACAGAATGAAATAATCGGAAATGATTATTACCTTCTGAATCAGAACCAGTATTAGTTTGAAAATTCAATTGTTGATCTAACATTTTGCCGTCTAATACTAATGTACCATAATCAGGGTATGCTAATCCATAATAAACAGGCGCAGACGAATTATAAATTCCTCCCGCAATAGATCCAGAAACAATATTGTATACATTACCAGCTGGCGTAGCATTTGCATTTGCTAATCCCGAATCATCAATTAATGAAACAATTACACTACTACTAACTGCTACATTACTACCAGTTGCATTAGCATCTAATGATGCCGACATATATCTTAAAGGCAATTCAAAATTACCAGCATCTAATCGTTCTTTTAATCGGTTACGTTTAAAATTAACAACATATATAGAATCAGTACTACCACTTCCAGCTGTAGTAAATCTACTATCATTTGGTTTTAATAAAAGTTGTCGATATTGTGAATATACTGCTTTTGATGCAATATTTGCTCCAACTCCAGCTGAATCTGAACCACTACCTAAAGCATTGCCATATGCAACAGAAAACTGTACAGCACTCCCGGTAGCTGCAGGATCTTTTTGATAGGTATCAACATAATATTGACGTTGTGAATTTGTTTGATCTGAAGCAGTGAAATACGTAGTTAAACTAGCTAGATTATCACTCCATACACCTGCAGTAACAGTTTCATTTTGATTATCAATTATATCATTTATAGGATCGAATTTTGTAAATACACGTCCATTTCTAGATAATAATTGGGATTGATCTCGTTCAGCAATAATTTGATCTGCTAAAGCCCGGGCTAACTTTTGTACTTCTACTAATGGTACCGTTGCCGTATTAGTCGCCGCATCTGTTACAGGCGACACAATAGGTTGTACAGGACGATTTGGAGTACCTCCAATTTTTTGTTGTTTTTTAAGTTGTTTAATATTTTTCATATTTACTTTTTTATGATGCCGCATTTGGTATTGTTGCAGTCGACGCTTTATTTACTGTTAAATTAATTGTTGCAGACCCACCTGTCTCGTTTCCTACAATTGTAATTGTTGCAGTTTTAGATTCTACTATTAATGTCTTAGCAATAATTCTAAATTCTAATCCAACTAATGCAACACTTTGTGCGTCTTCGCTATCACCAATAAAACTCGGAGTGGTAGGAAGTACTCCAGTAGCAAATTGAGGATTATTTGTTAATATTTTTGAGACTTGAATATCTGCGACAGACGAATCAGATAATATAGCAGTATATCCTAGATTTGCATTACCTCCTTGCAAATTAGCAGTATTAGGTGCTATAACTGCACTAGTGCCAGGCCCTGGTAATATTATTGAACTATTACCAACTGTTACAACAGGAATATTAGTTGTGTCTTTTGGTAATGAAACTAATTTATATTTTAAAGCTTGTGTTTCATCTGGAATTGCTTCTGTAATCGGCATATTTTCAATAATACTTCCATAATAACTAGATCCGCGACCATCTAATGGATTCCATAACGTATAGTCAATTTCATCATCTGCTAATGCAAATTGTGTAATATTAAATGCGTCGCCTCCCTTTGCTAATAGTTCACGTCCTTTCAATGTAAGTATTGCATCTACCGTTACACTTGAATTGTTTAAATATCCCATATTGTTTTTCCTTTATTTTAAATAAATATATTTCAATTAGATTTTATGTTAAAATAAAACTTCCTTGACTACCCGGATTATTAGTATATCTTAATTGATTTGGATTTGTTTGTGTAGTTTCTACAACAGGCCCGCCATCAACTGTATCTAAAGATGCTATATTAAAATTTCTACTAGTCATTTTAGCTCCACTATATCTTTGATTATCAATACCACGTGGTAAATAATCTTGAACTTCTGCAAATTTTAATATACTGCCAGATCCATATGTTGCTGAGCCATATGCATAACTTCCATATGCCGTACCAACAGTATCAAGTATTTGTTTTATTTCTGATAAGCTAGAAGATAATATAACAGGTTGTAATGCATCAGATCTCCAATATGGAGACGATGCTGTAACATATGTACTTCCAGATCGTATTAAATAATTATATGAATATGTTGTTCCATCATATTTTTCAGCATTAGATGCAGTTAAATAGCCTTGCATTTGATCGTCATCTTCTGCTTGTAATTCAACAATTGACTCAATAGATCCTTGGTAATATATATATTCTGCGGAACTAGTAGGATGCACTTCTGTTATAACGGTTTCATAAGTATTATTAAATCTTTCAACTGTTGGTAAAATTGTGTCTTTACTACGTTCTAATATATTAGGTTGTATTAGTAATCCAGTTAATGTGTTAGCACGAGCCGGCAATAATTGATCTAACTGATTAAAAAATGATAAATCGAATAATGTAAAAATTCTAATATAAGCATTTATATCATTTGACTCAGAATATTTTTTCCAATATTTTTGAGCTCGTTGAATTAAATCAGGATATGATTTTGCATTAATATCACCCGGATCTCCAATATAATCATCTAATGATTGAAATCCTAGTTGTGCAATAATATCCTCATCTACCATTGTTTGTGGAGAAAAATAAACTCCTAATTTTGCACTATCTAATGGTGCTTTGTCAAATTGACTTCGTTCGGCTCTTGTTTTAATATCTAATGTGCCAATTAAATCATTATTTTCAAGTCGTACTTTATTATCGTCATATGTCCCAGCACCTAACGAAATTCCATCGTAATAATATGTTTCTTCAATTGAATCATATGGTGTGTCATTTGTCCAACTAGCAAACGAAGCAGATATTCCGGAATTATTAGGTTCAACTCCTATTAAACTAGACGTTACAGCATGATCTATTTTTTGTGTTAACGGCAATCTAAATACTAGTTCATCATATGCAGATATATTACCATCATATGCTCCTGGAGCTTTTACATGATTATCAAAAGCAGAATCTTGTAAACTACTAGTCCATAATCGCAATTCCTGCAGTTGCCCTTGTAATCGACTACCACCCGTAGTGCCACCTAATGTTACTGTACCAGAAGTAGCAAATGTTGTAGTATCAGATGCAGAAACCGCTGCTACAATTTTTCCATATTTAGATTTTTTAGCAATTACTTCTAAATTTGATCCGTCTTTTCTTAATAATGCAGTTAACCAATCACCATCAAATAATTCAATTGGACTACTATCAACACCATTAATTTGTATTGTACCAACATTTCCAGATGTATAATCTAACGTTACCGTATTACTTCCTATTGTAAACAAATTCATTGTACTAGGAAGTAGTGGATTCGTTATAACATTATCCGTACGGAAACGTAGTTCTACAGATTCAATTGTCTGATTATAATCGATTGTAACTGTTCCTGCAGAATTATTTATTAAATCTAAAGAATAATCGAAATTAAGTTTTTCATATACAGGCGCACGTTCAAGCCTAGGTCCTCCATATTCATTAATACTAATCATAGATTGTGGAATTCCATAACAAGAAAGCAATGCTTGAACACTCCTTTTTGTTCCTTTAGATTTCAGTAATAAAGGTAAATTATTTACTATACGTCTCCATATAGTATACATAGATTTTTCTCCAGATACAGATGGATCTCCTATACTATTTGATCCGGTAATTGGAATACCTTGCTCATTAATACCTAAAGCATATTGCCATAAATCTTGACCTTGCGCGCCATTTGTTAATGTCCACCCGAATTGTTTTGCAACAGAATATAATAATTCATTTGGCATACCTAGTTTAGGATTTTCTTCACGCTTATTAATTGAAGACATATGATTAATATACGTGTAAAGTATATCATAGTGGTGTCCTAACATATTAACAAATGTAGTTAATTCAACACTATCATTTTGTAATTGTATATGTTCTGGTACTGTTCGTATTAATGAATTATTGTTCGATATATCATATATTGATGCCGATTCATATACTCCATTAAACCATGTTTCAAATTGACTTGACGATATTGAATATATCGCATATGGTACTGTAGAATTAGATTTAGGAATTGGTTGTATATAACTACCAGTAACAGTTGCTACATTAGCATCAATAACAGGAATATCATATGTTGTTAATTTTGATGACGATTCATAATAAAGATATTGTTCAAAATTATCAAATCCTCCAATTAATGAAGTTTTTAAATTAGTATAATCTTGTGAATTAGTCGTAGCATTACTTCCTGATATATCATTTAATGCTATACTTTGTGAATTATAATATTCAATTAATTGTAATTTATATTTAAAATTAACTAAACGTTCTGTTGCTGAACTATAAAATATAAAATTATTAAAATCAGAATAATTTATATTTAATTGCATTCCAGATAAACTACCAGAAAAAAATCTGTCGACTAATTGTTGTGAAGTCGACGTAGATGAGCCTAGTAAATCTGACCAATTTTTTAATCCAGTTTCTGTAGATGTATTATATGAATAATTTGCTTGCCAATTGGGACCACTTAAAACATTAACAGGTTGCTCTTGTATAATTGGTTCAATATTAATATTATCGATATAAGTAGGTTTTAGTTGTTTAACAACCCAACATTTAAAATCTTCTTGTATAGAATCTGGTAATGGTTCGTATAATTTAACATATAAAAAGTCATCGACTACAACACTATTGACAAACAATACACATTGATTTCTACTAAAATTCAATAAATAATCATGATATCTAACTGTATTACTTGTTTGTCGTACGTTTTGTATGTAATTGTTTACTTGTAATAATTGTGGAGCTTTACGGTTAATTAATTTTAAACGTAATTCCGTACGGTCTGGTGATATTTCATCAATTCGTAAATATTGCTCATTATAATCTCCAATTAAATTTTCAAAAAAGTTAACTGCAATTTTATATGTACCGCCATTTAATTTTAAATCATCAATTTGTTTATGTAAATCTAATACATATGGAGTATATGGAAATCGAATTTCTTTATTCGTTACCGATTCTCGAAATCTAGGAGTTTGTAATAACGAAATTGTATTATGATTTCCAGTAATCCATGTTTCTCCAGAATAAACATGAAATTCGACTGAATTATTTTTAGTATTAATAATGTCATTATTAAACGTTACAGTATTTTGCCCAACAAGATTAATATTATTTGTTTTAATCTGTGGTAAACGCTGAGCCGATAATGACTTTTTTGCGTTTAATATTTGATCTATATTTTTATATTGACTTAACATTATTCAATCTCGCGATTCCATTCATCTACATTTTTTGCTGCATCTGATATTACCCAATAACTTTGTCCTCCATTAATACTATGATTAGCATCAATTGGTTTTGATTGGGCTCCAATCTGAAATTCATCTCCAATTTCAAATTGAGAATTTAAAATAATAATATCTAACTCCGCATTTCTAACTGCATATTGACTTAAATTTTCTTGATCTGGAAATTTTCTAAATTCAGGATTAGGAGCATAATCCGGCCCGGACTTTATAATAGAAAATCCTGCAAATTGCTCTGGTAAATCTGAATCAACTCTATAATTAATTTTCGATCGAAATCTTAAATCAATTCCAGATTCTTTAATTTCTTTAGTTATAGTATAACTGCTAGGCGAAACTTGAGGTAATCCTTCTACAACTTCACTAAAATCAACTGGATCATATGAAGTAGCATTAAATAGAATTTCGCCTTCCCCATATCCATATGGTGGTTTATATCTAGCAAATACCGGGTCTATGTCTATATTAATATCAATATCCGGTAAATCTTGTATAATCGTACGGGCCGGAAATTTAAAATAATTAAATCTTGTGTTTAATAAATCTAATACAGCAGAATTATTAATATTAAATGAATTTGTTTCTATAACCAAATATGAATTTTCTTGTACAATAATATTTCCAGCTATATCGCGAGGCATAATATCTGTATTATTTGACGTAACAGTTAATCCGTCATTAATATATTTTGATATTTGCGATACGTATATTGGATCTTTTATATTGTTTGCCATTATCTAACTACTTTAAAATAAATTTGGTCGTCGATATATTCTTCTGTAAATCCATCTACCACTTTTAATTCTATGCGATAATATCTTTCTGGCATAAAACTATTCATGTCTACGTAAATGAAATTACTTGTGTTATCACAACTTACTTTATTATAAATATTATCAAACGGAATTATGTACTCATCTGTAGCAGCATCGCGTATTGCATAATATGTAGTAGCAGGTAAATGTTTAACTGTTTGTGTAGGAAATAAATTAGTAGGAGATTTTTGAGGAAATTTATCTCGGGCATATATTCTAATTTTGGTTATTTCGGTATCCTTATAAGTTGGCTTAGTTTTGCTATATGTTAAATATGACTCTAGCTCTACCGGTGACATCGATCCTGTTGTAAAAGTGCTGTTATCCCAATACATAGTTAATCTAGGCACATATATAGTATGTGTTTCACGACTAAAAAATCTAATGATTCCTGTCTTAGTTCCATCAGCTTCATCCGCTTCTGAAAATTTAAGCAAGAACCCATTATTTTCAACAATTTCTCCTCCACTACCTGATATCCAAGTTCTTATTGCACCAGTAACATCCATGTTAATATCGGTCGGCCGGTAACTAAATGATTCATCTTCATTTAAGCCAAGTTGATAAAAATACACTGAATCAAAAGAAGATGTATTAAAATATCCGCTACCCGATTGCCACAACCAACTACCGCCAGCTCCACTTCCTGATATATATAAACTAGGAGCTCCGGTATTAATTGTTTGACTACTCGATATCCAAGCAGAACCAGACAACGTATCAGATCCATTTGGAGTGTAAGACCAAGAATCAAATGGCGTAGCCCACGATATTCCATTAGTAGTAGCAACTCCTGCTGCTTCATATCCGGTTCCATTAGTCCACGGTTGTCCCATTAATTTAGCATCTAATGTATAATCAGCTGGTAAATTTTTTGCATGAGTCGTAAACAATTGTAATACGAATTTACAAGAATTAAGATCCGTAGAATATTTCGCAAGTGTCTTTGTAATTTCCGACATATCAAATTTTACAACAAATCTAGATTTAACCAACGTTTCTCCATCAGTATCAAGTTGTTTACTAACTTCTAGTATTTCATCTAAACCAGTATTATACAATCGTAGGCGGTTTGCCTCATACATCGTCGCATCACTGTCTGCATAAAATATTCTAAACATAATTAACTTCCCGATCCGGTACTAATCATTAAATAACTACCACTTCTCCATAATTGTCCTTGTGTAGCAGGATCTGCAACTGGCAAAGAAGCTGTATATATAAATGCTGTTCCTTGTGAAATAAATTTATCGTTTACTGACATATAATTAATAGATGCAGATACAGATGTTATAGTTGATCCACTCATATATGAAGATGAAATAGCATTGACTACATATGACGCAGTTTGTGCAGTATTTACATAAGATGCCGTTTGAGCTAGAGTTACATATGAAGCAGTATCAGCTGTTCCCGTTAAATTTGCAGTTAAACTTCCACTAACGCCTAATGATCCAGATAATACTACATCTTCGACAGCATTAGCAGTTAACACATCATATACATCAGATACATAACTTGCCGATATTAATCCGCCGGCTACAATATTTGTGCGATTATTTCGTATTACGCCCATTATATATTCCTTTTAGTATAAATATAATGTTCTTAAGAACTTACAACTCTACCTCGGATATCTTGTTCTGGAAATTTTACTTCAAATATACTAGGATCTAAAGAAGGGTAAATTACGCCATTTCTGGTAGATGCTTCTAAATCATATAAATTTCCTGAATATCCATTTTCTAATTTATATAAATTATTAATTCTAGTAGAAACAATTGTTTGAACCCCTTGTACATTACCTAATGTATTAACAATATCAGATTTTATAATTGGTTGATTAACTTGCCAACGATCAATATCAAAATACTCCTTTAAAGAATTAATGCATTTTAATAAAACTTCATTACTATTATAGTTAGGTATAACTGAAATTTCAAATTGTACTCCCAAGTTAATAATAAATGCGTCTTTTATATTAACCGCATCCGTTAATATTCGATAATGATTTAAATAATTTTTTAAATTTTCTTTAACTGCTTGATTTAATTCAACTAATTGTTTACTAGCATTAAATCCTAATACATATAAATTCATTGCCAATGGGTTAGGAATACGTTTTTCGACTTGATCTTGTTGAAGTATCTGATCGTCTGGAACAATATATGCTTTTGATACACTTCCAAATTTACCCGGCATAGAATATGCTCTAACAATATAATCTTCTCTTGTAACTAATCGATTTTGAGTGGCAAAATTTGCAAGAGCATTGTTCTTTATATCTTGTAATGAATCTTGATTTTTAGCTCCAGATGCCGGCTCAGGATTATTTGCCGATACAGATGATTTAACAAAGTTAACAACATTAACATTATTCGTACTATTAACATCGTCTTCAAATTGAATAAAATCTACTTGTGTTAATACATTTGCTGGAACATTATCGGTAATACCATTTCCTATAGTATATTTAACAGTTAATGTAGTATTGGCAGGTACTTGTCCATATGTTCGAGTATATAAAAAATTAGATGGATCAATATCAACATCAATTGATTTACGAAATCCAGACAACCCATTTCCAACATTGTCTGGATTTGGTATTATTTCTTCATCATTATTATCCGAAATACCACTTCCAAATTGTAATTCTAATAAATTATCACTACGTAATCTTGTTATAAATCTTTTAGCTGATTTACGAAGTTTTAATAAACTAGGAGCAGAGCTTCGAAATGGAGATAACTCTGGATCATTTTCTGCTAAATTAGGAACGGATTCAAATACTGTGTCTTGTGCTAAATATGGAACCATATACCAATTATCTCCGTCTGACTCTTCAACAGAAATAATATCAATAATATTTCTATCTGGTAATACAACTTTATCATAAGCAATTGGTGTACCAAATGTAAATGTAGTAGTTTTTACCGCACCCGACACCGATCTTACTTTTTTCTTTAATAAATAATATATTGGTTGTTTAGTGGCATCATCCGTTTCATATATAGTTACATCGGTTGGACTACTACTTGATGAATACGCAAAATCTATAGAATCTAATGTTCTAAAAACAGCCGGTCCATTTTCTTGTTTTATTTGAAATCCAGGTTTTATTGTTAATGCATAATTAAAATCAGGAGATACAGTATCACCACTTCCAATCGATGGTACCAATTGATATACATCCATATTAACATATGCTGGAATAGAATTTTTAGGAGTATATCCTAACTCGGTAGCAATATCAAATATATTATTTCGTTCAGATGCTTGTTCTAATAATGATTCTTTAAGATTATTATCAGCATAATAAGATAAAACGTCTCCCACATAAGAAGCCATTTCCATAAATAGCATACCCGGCGATGATTCATTAAAGTCAGAATATGAATTTGGAAAATATTGTTTCGTAAAGTCTATAAGATTTTTTCTAAATTGTCCAAAATCTTTATTAATATATGTTATTTCTTTTTTTACTTCCATGAGTTTATTCTATAGTTAATTGAGACGAATCTTCATTAGCAAAAATAACTATACTGTCGGTATCAAATTCATTAACACTGTATTTTAAAGTTATTTTTATAATGTGTATTAAAGTAGGATCGTCTTGTACGTCTAATATTTCTAAATTTTCTATACGTATATATGGCAACCAAAAAGAAATAGCAGAAGTAATTTCTGTATTAATTAATTCTTTAGTTTCTGGAGTACTCGGTTGAAATACAACTGATAATAAATTTGTTCCAAAATTCGGATGATTGTAACGTTCTCCTAATCTTGTTAGTAACAAATTTCTAATATTTGCTTTAGCTTGATTATTTGAAGTATATAATGTTTTAAAAATTCCTGGATTACCAAAAGACATATCTATACCTAATCCAATATCTGAATTAGTAGTATTATCGTCAATGGTTTGAATCCGATATGCCATTACTTACCTTTCTTTTTGTCTATAGCTTTCATTAGCCCTCGATAATCACGATTCATAACATCTAAAATTAGCGGATCTACTTTCATGTTTTTACCAGTTTCAGGATCTTCCATTATTTGTGGTGCTGCATTATTTCGCATCATTCCAAATCCTTGGGCATCATTCGCAGTAAATGACATATCTTCTTTCATTAAATCTGCGTATGCAGGAACGCCCATTTCCCGTAAACCATCTGTCTCATTTAATACGTCGGCAAATTTATTGCGTGTATACATGGTAGATTTACGTTTTTTTGGTTTAGACACGCCCCCATTATTAACTGGTTGCGTTGTTTCTGTTTGTAATTCTGTAACTGTGGATTGTAATCCTTCGCGAAGAATATCTGCTAATTCTTCTTTAATAACTTCACGTACGGCTGTTTTAAGTGCTTGTACAAGTGCTTTAGATTCCATATGTATTCTTTTTTAATATAAATATAAGTATTAATAATTTAGCCCGGTTCCCCAATCAGTATCTGTGAGTTTTGGTCCATATAATGTCTTTGTCGTCTGATCTATATAATAGTCGCCAACATTTCCTAGATCAATATTAGGAGTGCCACTATTATTAATGTCTTTGTTAATTATAGATTTACTTGGAGCTTCAATTATATTTTCTAGTAAATTTTTTTGACGTTCTAATAAATCATTAACAATTTGTTCCCTATTTTCTGAATCCAAGTCAGATACATTAATAGACCGATAAAATTCAGAATTTATACTGTCTTGATATTGTGACGTATTAATTTTTGATATATCTAAGTTTCTATCCAGTAAATCTTGAGTTGAATTATTTTCTAATTCTGTTTTCACGTCATTTATTATAGACTCTTGCGTTTTACTATTAACTTCAAAGAGCTCATTTTGGCAAACTGAACTTAATGAATTAATAGCTGGGCCTAACTTCGATGATACTAAATCCAATTGGCTTGTTATTTTATTTACAATAACTCCAACTAATATTAATGCTCCACCAATCGAAGCAATAGTTTCATTTTGTATAGTAATCGTTTGTCCAACAGCTGGGGGAGCTGGTACGAATAATAACAATTGTATAGATAAAACAATGCCGGCAATTGATACTACTACTTTTGCAATCGTAAGTATAGATGAAAATGTATTAATTACCGATAATATATTATCTATAGTTTCTTTAATTTTAGCTAACAATGATTTTGCTTGTTTTACGCGAGGGTCATCACATTTAATATTTTTAGAAAATGATGTTATTGTTTGTAGTAATTCATTAACCTTTTGCATTAAAAAATTAATTAACTTATCCAACGCTGCTTGAACAGCAACGATCGCTATCGGAACAAGTTTTGGTAACTGGTCGTATGGAGGAGCCAATGCCATTTTATGTTTTCCTTATTTTGTATTTTGTACTATTTAATGATTGTATTTTTTGTATTGCCTGTATACCTTCTAACGTAGCATTAGGAATACCCATAACACCCGAAACAGTTGTGCCTGCTAAAACTGCATTTGCTAAATGCATTAAAATTTCTTCTAATACAGTACCATGTGGTATAGGCTGATCTGCATCGTCTCCACCGATTAATACATCGCCTGGAGTATTCAATATAACTGCCTCGTTGGCATCAATAACAGCGGCTTCTGTCTTTGCTCGTAATATTACTCGATCTGCTACTCCTACAAACTGTGAACCTTGGGATATTCCATATGTAGTCAATGGCTGCGAAAGTTTTAAAGTATTTAATGTTTGTGTACTTGTCAAATATAATGAAGAATTATCCTTACTAACGTCTTCGGTAACAAATTGTTTATCTGTTTTATACGGTCTTCCATTCGAAATAATCAGTATAGGATCTCCATTTTTATTACCAGACCATGTTCCTGTTACTGAATAATCATTTTGGTAATCTATTGTACTTCCGAATCGTATACTATTTCCATATCTACCTTCAATTGTTAAATCACCTCTATATGGTTGTAATGGCGATACATCTCTTGGTGTATATTTACTATCTTGTATAATATCGTCGACGAGTGTGGGTAATATATTAGTATTAACGTTAGACGGTATAGCAATTGGATACATATAATACCATTGCGGATATGATTCTGTTGGAGTACTTTCGTGATTAATTGTTTGAAAAACTAAAACCGATTCTCCAGTAATTGGAATTTGTTTTATATTTGAATTAAATGGTTTTACATTTTGTATATATTGCGGCCTGCCGGCTACTGTATAAGCAACGTCTATCGCAAATAACATATCAGCTGATGATATTTCAGTTTCTTCTCCATTATTACGTTTACCAGGCGGATATATAACTCCAGTTTTATTTCGTTTATATGTGTCACCTGGACTACGTTTATCGGTAACTTCAGCTACATATGTAACAATATCAAATAATCCATCATGATTCATGATTATCCTTTAACTTTGTTTTAACGTGTTCGATTTTTTGTTTAATCTCTTGATCTTCCTGTTCAATTTTTTCTATCTCATCTTCGAGTTCATGAGTCAACGTTGTTTGTGCTATGTCAATCAATTGTTGTTTTTCAGCATCTGACAGCAATGAATCGGTGCCTGATATAGTCTGACTTGTTGATATATATCGTTGCACTATAGCAGTTAATTTTACCAAATGATCGTCATTTTTAACGGCTACGTCTAAGTATTCTTTTATAAGTGGTACTATGATAGTAGCATCAGACGCATTACGTATAAGTGGTTGGAGTTGAGATATAAGTTGATTTATCTGTCTATCTTTCTTTTTTGAATTATGATAAACATCATGCATTAAATCAGCAAAACTGGTTCCTTTGAATATTTCTTCATTCTTGTCCATAACTTGCTCCTTTAATAATAAATATCAAAAGGGCAATTTTATGAAATTTTTATTAGTATATTCTTGAAACTTTTCTTCATATAAATGTTTTAAAATTTTAACAACCCGTGTTATATTTGAAGTAGGAAGGCCTGTTCGTTCTCTTATAAAGATATATAACGCTTTTTTATTATAATCTTCAATATTAATACGTGTTTCGAAAAGATGCAATACTGAATCTGCAACGTGTATATCTGTCTGGCTTGTAAATATTGTGTTTAAATTATCATAACAATAGTCTACAAATTCATCCATAAAATATTTCATAACTTCTCGCATATCATCATTATGCATTTCAGTAGTAATATTTCTTTGTTCATCTATATCAATTGGCTGTCTATTTTGTTTAACTTTAACATATGCTTTTTGATTTTCTGCAATCAAATAATTAAATGTAGTTCTAGTATAATATGAATATGACTTACCGGCATTTGGTTTAAACTTTTCTAAACGAGCAGTTAAATATGTAACTATGTCTGTTTGTAAATCCTGAAATGAACATTTCTGTAATACATATGTAGGTTTTACTTTGTTAATTAAATTTTCGGTAAGCTTCATGAATGGCGGATATATAAATCGCCTATATATACGTTCTCGTTGTACTGTACTTTCTGATTTATTATAAGCACAAATTGCTACATCTTGCAATCGTGTGTAATATGCATTACTCTTCTTCTTTTTCCTCGGCATCAAATTCCTCTTTAAGTTGTTCTATTACTTGTTGTAACATGTTAAACGTTGTTCCTGCTTCATCATCTTTCTCAAATGCACCTAACCGATCAATATTTTGCATTGCTTCATAAGATTGTTTAATTTGCATGTACATGTATTCATTAGTTTGTGACACCGATTCATAATATTCTTCCTGGTCTGCTAAAACGCCTGCTAATACATATGCACGATAAGCAAAATATGCAGTAGTACCTAAAAACAATACGCTTAATATAATAAATGTTATCATGATATATCCTTAAAAATGTCTGCAATCGAACTTCCTATATTTGGATTATTCTCTGCTAAGTTTTTTATAGCTGTGCTTTTAGTTGCTTTACTTTTTTCGGATACTTTGGTAGGTGTTCCTGCTTTATGATTTTTCCATTGCTCATATTCTATCTGAGCAGCCATATGATCGCCATGATGCAAAACAACAGCCATATTGGTTTTCAATTTAGCTTGAGCACTTCTTGCAACGAAATATGGTTTATTAGCTTCATCATACATTCCATCATGAATCTTAATAGATTGATATTCATTCCAAGACATTGGGATATCATACTTTTGTAATAACCAAACAGATAAATCCGGCACCATTGAAAAAGGAATATTTTCATTGTGCTTATACATTCGACCCATATTCTTTCTGTGCCAATCTGAAGTCTCTACTTGATAAACTTCATTACCATCTCCTGGAAATCCTACTTTGCCTAGGTCATGATGCATTGCTGCAAACATCAATTCTTCTAATGTATAACCTGACATATCAGCTCCTAACTTACTCCATAGATTATATAATTCATGAGTGCAATTCATTACACGAAGTACATGGTCTATATAACCTCCTGCGAATGCGTTATGAAAGTGTGCTATAGAAGATGCTGGCATCATTGCAATGCGATCTTCAAAGTCATCATACATTTTGTGAATTTGTTTGGCTCTTGTAGGAAACTGTAAATCGATTTCATCTCGAAAGTTTTCCCAATTTTCTTTTATTTGATTTGCTTCTAACATATTATTATAATATTAAATTATTTTCGTAATTCCAATATCTTGCCGTTAACTAGGTCGTTAGTGCATTTCCAACATGTAACTGCGGTGGCATTAGCATCAACTCTTTCTGATATTCGATTGCAGTATTTGCACTGCATTTTTTGGTAACCTTGTTTGTTTTTTGTAACTTTGTTTTTCTTCATTTTATTTCCGATCTTATTATAACTCGTTTTGGTTTTTGTTTTTCTTCTTGATATATGTCTTCCGTTGTATCTGGTATTTGCAAAGTCGGAGGAGTTGGGGCTTTAACCCGCTCGGCTTTACTCTCCTCCTCTGCGACTTCTGGTATCACCTCAGACAGGGGGTCTTTAGTTTCAAATAATCGATTTGAAGCAATTAATAACATGACAGCTAATGGGTCAAATACAAATATAAAAAGCAGTATAAACCAATTCACAACACTATCAACTGGTTGGTTTACTTGTTGTGCTACATATTTAATGGGGCCTACCTCGGCCGAAACTTTGCTCTGAGTTTGTATTTTGAGCATTCGTTGATCTAGGTTGCTAACTGAATCAGAATATGCAATTTCTCGGCTGTATAATGTGTCTCTTCGCGATGTTGTTTGGTCTAACTGTTTTTCTAATACTCGTCTAGTTGCCGAACTGGTTGTTGTTATAACTTCGCCATCGGCATTAGTATATTGTATAACGTTATTAGATAATCCAGATGTCAATTCTGTAATATTTTTATTTAATGATTCCTTTTCAGTTCTAATATCATTGGCTGCGGTTTGGTATCTTTGTTTTTTTAATTCTAAAACAGAAATTTTTGATTCTTGGTTTGCAAGTTCATATGCCGTTTCTTGATATGCTGAAACTAAAAATCCATATATGCCTAACGATGTAATACACATCAATATGAATACAGCTGTTACCAGATAGCTCTTAAGAAGCACGGATATGGCTTTCCATTGTTGATGTAGATAAGAAGCGGTTATTAGTTTGCTAACTTCTAATATTGAAGCCATAACAATAACCGCAGTTGCTTGAGCTGAAAATAATTTGCTAAGTCCAAATACACTGTAATAGGCAGCTGTCCCGGCTAATCCTAAGGATGCTGAAAATACAACATATGGAAAAAAGCGTTTCATTATGTTCTATCGATATAATACTTTGCTGATTCTAATTTACGAAATGCTCTTGCTAAATTATCGATTGCCGACTTTTTATCAATCTTGCCTTCCATTAACATTTTACCGGTTGTTCTAACCATTTCTTTTGCATCTTCGATGTCATCAGTTAATTTATTTTTGTAACGAAATTCTGCCATTGTGACCTTTTTTATAAAATTAATACTATTTAATATAAATATGTTAGTCTAGGATTAATGGTGTTTGACAACACTCTACATTGATATTAAGCAATGCCTGCTCTTTTGCCTTAGCTTCTACCACAACATCTAGACTGTCTACACCATATGTATTGGGAGTAGTCAATATATAATCTGCATGAGCCTGCTCTCGAATCTTGCTAAACTCTTTGTATGCCTTAGCAAACGTTGGCCATTGTGGAAGATCTTCCCAAGCAATATTATGCTTTTCGCAAATACCTTCGATAAGCCGTTGCTGCTCGTGCCTGCGAGACTCGCTGTAATGAGTGCACTGAGTAACACCATGTTTCTGCCATGTCTCACGAGCCATAAAGAATGCCTCCTCCTCGGATAAGTCACCGGTATTGAAAACGTGATGCCAATAGTCAAAAGTAATAGGAATATCAGTATGAACGTGAACCATTTCGTATAAGTCACGAACGGAATACATAGACGCTTTGTCGTCATTCTCAATAACAAGACGAGCTTGAACTGAGTCTGATAGTCGATAATAATTACGAATCCACCGCTCAATAGTAGCCGGCTTATCATTATAAGTAGCACCTATATGAATATTGATCTTGTTGTCATAACTAGGAGCATAGCCAAGCATATCAAACATTTCGCTATGTCGTTCTAGACTAACAATACTATTTTCAACCACAACCGGATCGGGACTACCTAATATATGAAATGGGCCTGGATGTGTAGTGAGTCGAATACCATGCTCTCGAGCAAAGTCGCCAGCTTCTTGTAACACCTCACAGATACGATCATAGTCAGGCAAGTCCTTGATCTCGTAATGATTCCAACGAGGAAACATTTCACTGCCTATACGGAAGAGTCGAATGCCATGGGCTAAATTCCATTTGAGTATAGGGAGTAAATCTTCTGCGTTAAGCAGACTGCGCTCACTTGCCAAAGGCATACCACCCTTTTCAAAGATGCGTTGAATCATTGTCCGGCCGGTGCGAATACCTGCCTTGCCTAATGTCATGTTGTTACAGGCATAACCAAATCTAATCATAACTTCTAATTTTATTATTAATATAAGAAAAAAAATGCAGAAATCCTAATACATAGTATTTTAATAATCGTTATATTTATATAAAAGAAACCTAATAGGATAAACAATGAAAAATATTTTATCAGAAAATATGCGCAGATTTGGTACTAAGAATTTAACTGAGTCCAACATAAAAAAATTACAAGAACAGGATCCTAAAATAGCGACAGATATCGCACAGCCAGGTGAAGAAGCCAATCCACTTCCAGATACTCCAAAGAGTCCAGAAAAATTAGTTACCATGTCTGGACCAGACCAAATTAAACAACAGCTACAAGGAACGCATAAAGATGCAATTTTATCAATACCGGGATGGGATAAGTTTTTAAAATTAGTGCCTGTTAAAGAAACCACCGCTATGGTTATAGATTATGCAGCATTTTCAAATGCATATGCAGCTTATTTGGGCGCTACCAATGGTAGGTTAACAACAATTGAGTCTATTATTGGTAAAAATATTTTCTTGTTCGTACCTGGTGTTTTTGATAATTATAGTCAAGGTGGGGCATTTAGTGATGCAAATAAAAATGCTAACTTAGTACAATACCTTAAAGGTAATAATATTGACACTATAATAAAACGAACATATGTTCCCGTTGCTGCTGTTAAATCATTCCATAATGGTGTACATGTATTCCTAAATACAAGAAAAGGTTTTAAAACAGACTATTCAGGTAATCCGCAAAATCCGGTATCAACCGATACAGCTCCAGATGGAGATGGCAGTAAACCTGGTGGGACTTCTACATCGTATGGGTCATATTGGGGTCATAATGGCGAAAAAAGAAGAGGTGGTAATGGTCCAGGTTTGTTAGTACCAATGCAAAGCCCTAGAGCCAATACAAGTTCCGATCAGCAATTAACGATCCCAAAAAATGCTGAATTTCGTCTGATGAACTATGGACGCGGAGTCCGAATGAAAATATGGCAAGCGTCAAAAGTTGGATGGGGAAGCAATTGGGAAACGTTAATTAACGATTTAAATTCGTGGGATACGATTGCCGGCGGTAATATTACAAATATATACAACGGCAAACAATTAGGTTAAATTAATAATAAATTACCGCATCATTGAATAATATAATTGATGATTCATTTTTAATTAAATCATATGTTTTGTAATAAACACAATTATCAATAACTTCTATAGTAATATTATTATTATCCGATTTCGAATTACAATATATATATTTTGAAACGTTGTCGACAATTAATGTATCATATGTAAAGTATCGTGTTTCATACCGATTATACATTACAATTTGTTGCCTTGATTGATCAAATCTAAAGTTATAGTAATAACTAGATTTAAAGTTTCGGTTTATATATTCTTTATTAAAAATAGATTCTTGTGATCCATCTCCTTCAATAATATATTCAATACCAGACGTAGTATGAATTTTACTTTGCCAATCTTGGCTAAATACAATTGAAGAATTAACTAATACTAATAATAATAACTTTTTCATAATTTTATCTTTTAATTTATACTATTAATATAAGAAAAAAAATGCAGAAATCCTAATTAGCAGTTTTTTAGTTATACATATATTTATATAAAAGAAACCTATAGGATAAACAATGAAAAATATTTTATCAGAAAATATGCAGCGGTTCGGAACCAAAAATTTAAACGAATCCAATATTGAAAAATTAAATGAAAATCAGGGTCAGATAAGAATGACCGTAAGCGGCCGAAGGAATAAACAACCAATTGGAGATTTGAATCTCCAAAATAAAGTACAGATACCATATGATACCCGTTTCGTTACAGATACGGATAGTAGATCGATATCAACATTGGATCCTAAAGTTAAATATGTTAACGCAAATTACACGTTACGAATATACAACAAAACTCTCTTAAATGAATTTCGACAGCTCACCGGTGGAACTATTATTCTTGATAAATTAGAATTTGTTCCAAATGGAAACATGTTTGGAACATCATTAAATTGGAAAGATACTATAGAATTAAATCAACAAATACCTTTAAGTAAAGGCTCTATGACAACTACTCAAATTCAAATACCAATTCCAGCGCCGAAAGCTGCTGCAAGTCTTGATTCGAGTAAAAATAAAGTCAACATTAGTTTTAAAGAGTCAGATGGCGGCAAGAGTCTTGGGATCGATGGAGCTAGATATACCTTAAGAGGTCGTATACAGTCACGAACGCGAGACCGAGCTACCCTGGTAGCCAATATAGAAAAAGCCATTGCAAGTGGGAAATTAAAAGATACAGATGGCGGTAAAGCTAGAATGGCACAATGGGATGCAGCTAATCCTAGTGGCACCAGTGCCGCAACTACTTCTGGAGCATTTTATGTACAAATTCCAGTTAGTCTTTCTAGTATTGCTATTCCAGTTAGCCCAAGTCAAGGACGTGGATAATAATATTATATAAACGTAGTAAAGCCCCTTAATTGGGGCTTTTTTTATGACCGTAACGTCTTATTGCATATCAACTACACTCATAGTAATAGTACCGGTTGGATTTACTATAGTTGCATCAATGCTAGAATCATACCATATATGAGTCATGGTCTTTTCAGATGTATCAATATATACTTTAATAAAAAATGTACGATTAGGATCAGTTCTACCATAATCCGTCAATGTTAAAACATATTCACTTCCATTTCGTTCAACATTATTAATTGGAATAGTACTACCAATATTGCCCAATGATCTGCTAAAAAATGTGCTTGTCATTTCTTGAAGATCGAATGTATAATCGCAATCTGCAGGAGTTATACCCGAATCATGATCTGGATTATTAATAATTGTTTCTGGATTTGTAATATATCCGGACTTATAATATGTCTGAACATCTTTACATGTAACTTTGATTTTTTGTGAAAAACTCACAGCGGCAATCAACAACGACACGGATAATAATAATAACTTTTTCATAATTCTTTCTTTTAATTTATAATATAAATATAAGAAAAAAAATGCGTATATCCTAATTATTTCTTAACAAATCCTTTCAGAAAATCTTTTTGACGATCTATTGCATTGTCGAGATCTTTTTTTGATGCTTTTGCATTGCTTGTGCGCTTTCGTGTAGAGCTAGGCTTAGCAACATCTTTGTGTGTAGTGGATGATCTTCGCTTTGTATTTTTTCTACTATTGCTATCATCATTTCCTCCGCCGCTTGAATTGTCATTTCGCTGCGGATCCTTGTCGCTTCCGGAGTTTTCATAAATTGCGATACTCTGCGGCCAATCTCCGCTTTGTGTTCTGTCGTGGAGTATGAATCCGACGTCATATTGAGTTCGATATCCTTTGATTTCGAACTCAATTGGGTATCTGGTGATATAGTCATTTGGGTTGAGTCCCTTTTCGTGGACTTCAACCATGTAACTACGGCCCCAACCATTTTCTTTACTGCTTTTAACATAACCTGTCTTTATTTGTCCTAACCATTGAATGATTACCAATTCGCCGGACTTATACATAGCCTTTTCGAACTGTTTAAGCACATATGCTGGTATTTTATTCTTCTTCTTTGCCATTTTAATAAGATTTAATCGATATCGTTATACTGTGTTATTTGGGGCTTATTAACTAAGACTTACACCTGGTATTTGACCTACTATGGTATATACTCGCAAATACCTGGTAGTTTTATCTGGTTTAAACATTGTTTCGGATTTTTTGTCCCGACTCATTACATATCCAGACTCCATAAACTTTGTCATCACAATACGAACAGCTTTTAAACTGTTAGACTCGATTAATAAATATTCATCATCAATCATTATATCCACTCTATTGGAATGATCTGGAATATCATTTTTTAATTGAACTAATGGCTCATCATTTATATATTCTTCATTGATTTGTGTGAAAAACCCGCCTAAATCTAATTTAGACTTTGCTGACTGACCTTCGAATAATTGAAAAAAATAATCTACGGCTTCAGAGTCAGACAGATAATCAAAATAACAATATTCTGAATAATTAACGTGAATGTTTTTTATTTTGTTGTTCATGGTCGCTAAGTTTTTTTATAATATACAAATTATCAACTAAATCAATGTCTAATCGTTTAACTAGACTAACTTTTCTTCGTGCGTCTAACAATCCCGTTGCCTGTACACGACCAATTGGTTCATTGGATGAATCATTTCGAAAAAGGTATACATATGTATCCATATTTCTTTATTATAAATATAAACCTAACTCATAAGAACGCTGTATTGTTACCAATGCATCGTCTAATGTTTCCCGTAATCTGTTTATTTCCTGTCTATTTAATAAAATAGTTTTAGATTTTACTTCAAATTCGAATTTTTCTTCTAAATCTGCCTTATGTGTAGCTCCTCCTAACTTGGTTGCTTTTTTAGCATAGTTAATCAAGTCTTTGTATCTAAAAGGAATCGAAGTTCCTGCCAATTGTAATGCACCTACATTAGTATTCATTGGATCTGTCTTAAAAGTACCAGCAGAAACTTTGTCTTTAAAGAAAAAGTCTAAATCTGCCCATGTTGAGCCATACCGGGTTCTAAATTTGCGGCTCACTGACCACGATTGGTTAACGCTTTTTGTCATTCTTGTTTTATATTTTATAAATTGTTACTGTGTACACGTCTTTTGAGTAATTGTTGCGTAAAACAACGTTTTGATATTTTTCTATGAGCATATCTAACACTAATCCTGGGTGGACGTAAAAAAACCCGTCATGATGTGTAGTGTTTATTGGATTAAGCAGATTAAATGAAACAACACTTGTTGCATGATTATAAAGTAAATCAATATCTTCGAATAATTTCTGTAAATCAGCATCTTCTGTTTCACAACGGCGCTGAGTAAACAATCCATTTGCTATAACCCATGATGTTTCTGGTAATTTTGCAACTTCAAATGCATTTGTTAAGCAATCTATATCATATTTTTGCTTTGCAATATTAGTCATTACCGGATTATGATCAACTCCATGATATGAATATACAGAATCTGTATAAAATTCATTGATAAACCCATATAAATCTCCTCTACCACATCCTACATCTAATATAGAGTTATTATTCCACCCAATTAATAGATTTTGCATTAAATAACGTTGTTCAGCCGTTGTGTTGTATCCAACTGGTATTGGACTATACATCATATAGTCTTCATCATGAACCGTTAATTTATCCCATATATTAAATCTGTCAGAACTTGACAAATTTTCAGATATCTTGTCTGCTAATTCTTTGTGATTCATGATTTTGTAAACGGTAATGATTCAGTTTCTACTAATTCTCGATATGGAACTTTAGCTTCAATCGGCCCTCCATTGTCAATTGACAAATTACTAGTAAGACTACGGTTAATTCTTGTCGTATGTTTAGGTGCAGTGGTAATCATACAAAGTGCACTACGATTTTCCAATAGAACATCATATACTGTTTGCTTGTTTACTTTGTATTGATCAATAACTACACCAACTTTGTTAACATCATCTTGTGTTACTATAACTGTTTCTCCTGGATTATACATTAGTCGATGATTTTAATGATTTTACTATTAGTTACTGCTTTAACTTCAAAGTCAAATGTAACCCCTTGGAAATCTTTAACGACTTTTGCTTCAGCTTCTGTCACAGACATTGCTTCAACTAAATACATTTCAGTTGCTTTCTTTTCTTTTGTACCGTTTGCGGTATCTGTCAACGTTGTTAGTTGAACTTTTGCGGTATAATACGCCATATTAAATTGATTTTTAAGATTTATAACTTATATATAATATATGAAAAAATATTCAATAACCAAAATTAATCTTTGTCTAAAAATTTCTGTAATCGTTTTTGATTTCGATGAAATTCAAAAGACTTTCTCATTTGTTTATCAGAAAGATTAAAATTTAATTGCATTGTATCTAGTATATCAGCAATTAATCGTTCTTGATCATACTTATTAAATGTTTTACCTCGAAGTTTTTTAATAACGCGTTTTAAATGATATATAAAATCTGTTGGAACTCTTGATAATATTCTAGATTTAGATAAATGAATTTTTATTTTTGAGTCTTTTGAACTTTTTTTTTTGACTTGGCTTTTTCAAATAGAATTTTTTTTGCAATTTTAGCAGATTCACTTAATAGATCTCCATATTTAACAACATGTGCTAATTCAGGTCCAGGCGGAAGTGGAGCTCCTCCTTCCATATCAGTACTAGCAGCATCAGCACCATCGGATTTGTCAGAAAATTTATCTTTATATTTTTCAACAGCATCAAGTGGTAATCGTAATTCTATAGTATAATCGGTATTTTGTCCATATCCGGTATATGGAACTATTTTAACATGTTTACCTCGTACTAAAGAAAGTAAAACTGCCGGAGTGCAACTGTATTGACTGCCAGATCTAGCAATAAATTCTCTAATTCCTATATCCGATACAGAATATATTATTCCTACATGTTGCGATCCTGCTTTAGCAAATGAAGATAAGAATTTTTGTTGTGGTTCAGTAAACACATCTACTTCATCAGTTTGTTCTGGAGCTGGCGCTTCAGTTTGTTCTGAAATCATTTCACTTAATACATTACGAATTATATTTGTTAATTGTATACTCATATCTTTTTTGATTCTGCTAATTGTGTGCTTCGGTATTTACTTGCTAATTTTCTAATTTCATTAATAGATTTACGAGCTCTGACACCTGCAGCTTTTACTTGTTTTTCTGAAAATCTATTATGGTTATCTTTAAATGTATCCCATAATGACTCAATATCTTCAAATATTTCTTTAGATGTCATATTAACCTTTATTTTATATAAATATGTTGCTATACAAAACGATCCATAAATACTAGTATATTTGTATCTGATACTATATATTCTGTTCCGTTATTCATTTCTACGACAACATCTGCATCTAATTGATATATCCGTTGTATCAATTGTGTATTAATAAAAACTGTGGTATCTTGAATTGTTATATGAATAAATTTTTGCATTAATCTCTGCTAAATCTTGGATTATCAATGCGATCCTGATCTATCCATGTTTTCATCGAGTTACGAGACTGTTCCTGCTCTTCTGGTGTAGGAGGTACAAATTTACTCATTGACGCTCGGAAGTCATGTGCTTTAAAAAATAAATCTCTAACTTGATCTTTGCTTAATTGATTGAGAGCTTTATATAGAGGACGATTTTGACTATAATCTATTTGTATGTTTTGTTTTTTAAGATATGCTTCAATAAAACGTTTATAAGCATCATCTTCTTTTGATTGATATGACATACCTCTCATATCTCTGTCTTTTGACATAAAGTCTTGACGACTCAATTTTTCTTTTTCTGGTTTAGAATATGATCGTAAATCTATGCGATTGGTAATAACATCTGGAATCTTTAACCATGGTGTATCTGTAAATTCATCAGCAAAGTCAGGACCCATATCATCGTCTGCAGACATAAGTGCTTGAGATTTTTCTGGATCACTCATTGTGTTCCATATTTCTTCTTCATTGTATTCAAACATTAAAATTCTTGCTCGTTGTGTTTCTTCTTTAAGAATTTTTCTATACAAAGGCCATTGTTCAATCATTTCTTTTAATTCATCAACCGCTAAATCATTGTTAGTATCAGATTCCATATCTTGCCTTGGGTTTACAGTTACTGTTGGGAAATATTTATACAATGTCTTGTATGTATTTTGTCCTACAATACCATCAACAGTTAATTTATTATCTCGTTGAAATTTCTTAACAGCTGTTTGAGTTTCTGATTTAAATTTACCATCCGCTCCATGTTTAGGTAAAATTTTATCTCCATATAAATTTATTAGTTTCAATTGTATATTTTTTACGTCAGGTCCAGTCGATCCATAACGCAATAATGGTAATTGAGATATTGTTTGCGGACGTTGTGTGTCAATTTCAGTTTCTTTGTCTGTATTTGGAGTAGTTGTAACATTTACAAACTTTTTCAGCTTCATTATAGGAACTAAGACCGGTCCAGGTTTTAAACCTGCTACGGCATCTTCTGCAGACATATCTATTTTTTCTAACTCAGCTTTTGTAACTGATGTTAACTTACCACTTACCGGTAAACCATGTTCACGTTGATATTTTTTAAGCAAATCTCTTGTTTTTGGACCAAACTTTCCGTCAATACCCGAAGTACCTAATGGTGCGGTAGTGTATAATACTGCTAACTGATTTTGTAATTTTCTTACAGCTTTTCCACTATCCCCATATTGTAATACATTGGATTTCGTAGAAACTGCATCACTAGCCCCAGGAGTAAGTCTTAAATTTATATGTATATGATTACCTTCATCTAATGCCTTATAAGCGTATTTTGATTTTCCGCTATTAACCCACGTTTTAATTGGTTCAAAATATTTGTTTCCTTTTACGATGTTAAGATCAACCGCGGTATTCTTAAGGTGCCGAGATATGGTCATTGCAGACTGAGTAATAAATTTTTCTACTTCATCTAATGCCGTAGTCAGATTAGACGGCGAGATCGTAGTTGTACCTGGAGTATAATAACTTGAAAATATTTTACTTATTTTGCCACCATTTCGACCGTATAAACCATTAAGATATCCAAATCGATACTGAGGCTTGCGCCTAAGCCAATTGACATACATTACTCGACCTTGATTATATGGATCTCGATATGCAGAAGTAATATCTACGTCAATACCGAATTTGGTCTTTAGTTCTGCTTTAAACTTCAACCAAAGTTCCCGGAATTTTAGTTGAACAAATTTAACACCGGTGTAAGTCTTGTTTTTATCTACACCGGCCGGCTCCCATTTTGATTCATTTATAATTGGGTTCAAATCATCTTCTATTAATTGTTGTTTTGATTCTGTTAAATAGCTAGAAACCATACTTTTTATTACACCTGCTACTTCTTTGTCACTCTTACCATATAATGGATGAGCTGGCTGTTTATACCCACTTATAAGTGCTTTAATTTTATCTAGCAATGCTTCTGTAATCATGTAAAAAACTCTGCTAATTGTTGTGATACTTTATATGCCTGGTCATCATCCATGCCTTTTGTGGCACTACGATACGCTTTAACTACTTCATTGAAAGCAGATACTACTGCAGAGTCTGGTTCAAACTCAACTTCATTTAAATTGGCTCGATGTTTTGCTGTTGAGTCAGCAAGTGTCGGTAAGCTCCCATCGGAGTTACGCTCCCAAGCATATCCTTCTAGTAGTTGTTTTAGTTTCATTTACTCTGTCCGTAATTGCTATCATACCCCGCTGTATCAGGTGGGGTTGTATTAGGTTCCGTCGCGTACTTCCTCTTATACTCTGTTTCTGCAAACTTATATGCTTTGGAATTGACTATGCGGTTCCACTGTGATTGGGATAATGTGTTTTCAACCGCTTTTCTAATATCCATAATAATGCTTTCTGAAAACCTTGTCGTATTTAAAACCGAAGTTGCATACATCCCTGCATCTGCAGTTTGTGTAGTATCATCTCCTTTCGATAATGCGTCATAGTCGACTTGCGTCAAGTTTTCCGCTGCTTTTCTAACCCTAGGGTCACTTTCCTCAGCTGATTTAGTTTTAATATTCTGCAGAGAAGCAGGAGCTTGGTTCCCATCTCCACCATATTGTTGTAAAGCCATGCGTATAAAATCTAAATTTATATCTCGGTTGTAAGTGCTTTCAATACTTTCTTTAAGATTCTTGGTACCAAATCTTCTCATGTTTTCTCGTAATATGTTTTTCATTGTTTCCTTTAAGGGTTTTATTTATTATAAATATAGTACGTTGTAAAAAGAACGCTAGTACGCCCTTTCAGGTCATACTTGAATACGTGCGGCAATTAATGGGGCAACATAATCTAATACAGTAACTTTAGAGCCGTTACTCGAAGCATGGGGGTATTTGTTAGGAACATCATTTCCTTCAATACCAGCTCCACGATAATCATGTACCGGATGCCTCCACATATTTGCAGCCGGTATTCCTCGAAGTGAAGGCGGCTTATAAGGTTCAATTGCATATATTTTTTCAGGTTGTATATACGCACTATATGTTTTGGTGTCACTAACCGATCGGCTATACAATATGAGAGCAGCAGGTTTATTTTCTTCAAGATACTTGATTATGGCTTGCATTTGCGTGTATTTAAATGCTACAACGGTGAATTGAGTCATACCACGTTGTATTCTAGCAGCTTGTTGTGCAACCGATTCATATTTTGTTAAACCACTAACAAATACTACTACGGGTTGATTTTGTTCCGTTAATATGTCGGCTAATTTAATCATACAGGTTCATATCCAGTTTCTTCTTCATCCGGGTCATCATATTGTAATCCCGGATCACTTTCAGTGTCGTCATCAGTATCATATGTATCGGGTTCAGCCATGCCATCGGCAGTCCCCGGATGCAGATGATGATGTTGCCACATATCTTTTACGTCTTCCGGTTCGTCGTCACTAATAGTTATATTTTTTACACGTCGCATTGCGTCGACGGTGATTGGTAAGCTACCTTCGGCTTTTAATTGGTTCAATATGTCGGCTAATCTAATCATACAACATCCGCGATACCCGTC